CGTTTGAGGGGCGTCCTCGTTTGACCGCGATGCGGGGAATCCGCGTTTAGCCGAGGGCGGCATCAGTCGCGGTTCACGGTTTTTGTCGGGAAGCAAATCTGGAAGAGGAAAAATACGCAGTAGATGCCGGCTACGATGGTGAAAGTCATTTTGTATCTCCTGGTGAGTGTTTCTGTTTGTGTGTGATCAGTATAACAGAACGCTTGCAGCGTGCAAGCGCTTTTTTCATCTTTTTGCAAAAAAGTTTTGGAGCGTGACTCTTAAATGAGCGCGCACGCGCGTGACATAAAAATACGCTTGCTTGCAAGCGCTTTTTACGTTTTTTCGAAAAAAGTCTAAAAACACGCTTGCACTGCTGAGAAAAGAATATAAAAGAAAATTGCGAAAAACATAAAAAAGCGCTTGCACTGTTTTTTGATTCGCGTAGAATTCAATACATCGAAAGCAAACAAGCTTTCGAAATAGAAGCTTCGCAATAACGCAGAAGCTCAAAATACGAGACTAAAATCATGACTACTAAAATCGAAGCTGTAAAAACTGTTTTCGCAACTGCTGCGCAAGCGCAAGCAGAAATCAAAACGCAAGCAGAAGCGCAAATGAACGCTGCTCGTGAAGTCGATAACAGCGCAGAAGCGCAAGCGTTTAAAGCGCAATTTCAGCGCGCAGCTACACACGAAAAGTTTAACGCTGCGCTGTCGTCGATGTCTGACAAAGCAGTGCAAGTAATGAATCGCTACAAAATTGACGCAGAAGCGCTGTCGAATCAATCGCGTGAACTGAAAAAACGCAGCATTGCGATTCTTGAAGCGATCGCAACTAATAGCTTTGTACAAGACAAAGCGCTTGATGCAGTATTGAATGTTCTTGCTGCTAAAAAGTCTGAAAAGCTGACAATCTCGACTATTCAAAACGAGATGCAGCACGACACTGACACACAAGCAAGTTACTTCAAGCGCTGCGCTGTGTTCTTCAAGTTTGCGCAATATAGCGCTTCTGACAAAGCAGTCGTATTTAACTATGATGCTGCTGTGCTGCGCGACTTGATGAACATCTACACAGCACACGCTAGCGTAGACGCAGAATAAGCTACACGCACACGAGCGCTATAGCACACGCTATAGCGCTTTTATTTAGTCTAGCAGTGAGTACACAGCATGAACGCACAAAACGCACACGCAAGCGCTTTAGTGATTGATAGACGTCATTATGTAACAGTCGCATCTAATGCGCTGTTAGAGTTGCGCTATGTACGCGCAACTAAGCTTTATATGCTGCATACAGTGTGCGCTAGTTACAAGCTAGACGCAGACACAGCAAGCGCTGTGTATGAGTGTGTAAAGCGTCACACTGTGCGCATAGCGCGTGCTGCTGTTAGTGTGCGCGCTAGTGTGTACACACTGCGCAGCGATATACGCGCTGTTATGCGTGCTAATGAATGTCGCATGTATGCTCATTAATTAGATTTAAATAGTATAAGAAAACGCTTGCACTTGTGAGCGTTTTTCTGTTATCATAGTTTCAAGTTGTCAAAGTCTTAGAACCAGACTTTCGAGCGCGGTCCTATTGCCGCCATCGAGGCCCATATCCCGGTAAGCCCCTTACACAGCCAGGGGAGGTATACCCCGGTGACGTCCTTACACAGCCGGGGAGAGTTCTAGAATACCGGAACCTTACACAACCGTTGATTATGGAATTAGCGGATTAACCACGTAGGAGTTAGACCATGTTGCTCAAAGACCGTCTTAAACGCTGGATCAAAGAGTCGCTGCAACCAATCAGCACGTCCATAGAGGATATGCAGCGTGAAGCCAAAGAACGAGCAGCAGAGCGTGCCAGCCGCCCCAAAGAAGAAAGTCCCGAAGACGTGATGTTCCGCCAGATGACAGAGCGACGTGACAAGGTGCGCAGACAAGAAGCCAAGCGTGAGAAGGAACAAGCGATCCGGGACATAGCGCACCAGTTGCTCGCGGACAAGAGTAAGCACATCGACACCCGGTGTGAACGGCTCAGCCACCGTGACGGACAAGAAGCGCTCGAACAGGCACAGCGCATTTACGAGCTGACCGAAACGTTCAAGCTCCCAGAAGCACAAACCCAGGAGTAACCAAACATGAAGCGTCCTCTCTGGCTACAAAAGCTCTCCACCAAGCGCTACAACAAGCGCCAGCAGCAGATACTCGCCGAAATAGCAGACCTGCAAGCCGCACGGCTGCCGACACATGCCAAAAACAACAACGTATATTCAGAGCTGTGCAAGAAGCACTAATCCATTTACCCACTGACAGGAAATCTCACCATGTCGATGCACGAAACGCATTTGGTTATGTACGGCGTCAAGCTGCCATTTGAGCTGGGCGTTGAGCTGTTCTACGGTTCACATGACAACCGTGACGAGGGCGAACTGCTGATGGACGTGCCGGCGATCATCGAGAAGCCTTTCCGCATGCACAAGCCGCTGGAAGACGGGCGCAAGATACGTGAAGTGCCAGTTGTCCTGATCGACGACGGCATGGGCTGCGAATACTTCGTGGCCGGGCGAGTGATCGACTATGCCCAGACAGAAGAAGGCGAGAGCTTGGGCTTTACCAGCTTTGGCGACCGTAACCGCCCACGAGTCGAGAAAGCCCTGACCACCGAACAGAAGCGCGAAACCATCGACACCTTGCTTTCGGTGCCCGGCATCACGCCCATGATTCTGGACAACTGCCTCAGCTTCTACGTTTTCACCCACGTATCATGAGTGCCTGGGTACCGAAAGTTGGCCAGCGAGTGCGACTCAGCGCCGCCGGCTACGAAGAAGGTCTGATCCGCAGCCCGAGCAATGCTGGGCAATCTGCCGTTCACGCTCGAAGAGAAGACCTGGGACGACGAAGCGGAAGAAGAGCTTGAGAAAGACGAGCCCGAAGACCCGGTACCTCCGCGCCCTGCGAACTTCGGTCACTTCTCCTAAATCAACCGCTGCACAGAGCCGAGTCGCTGGTTTAGGACTCGGCTTTTCTATGGAGCGCTTGCAAGTTATAATAAAATCTTGCAAAATGAACTATCAGACATAGAGAAATTCAACCATGAACATCGAACCTAAAGACAAGATTTCGTACCGACAGGTCGATGTCGAGGGCTTCACTCACCTTGTACCCAGGGGCGTGGCCCGCAACAAGCGCAACAGAAGCTGGCAGGTGAAGATCAAACGTCACGGCGAACTGCTGCTGTCGGGCAATTTCACAGACGACACATACGGAAGCACTGCTGACGCTCTCAAAGCAGCAGTACAGAGCGTGATCGAGTCTGGGCTTGCGCAGAGAGTCAATCCGAACAACATCAAGCTGACAGCGCGTGTGACGATCAACTGGGCGCAGCTTGGATCCAGTGGTTTGTCCGCCGTCGCTTCGGTCTACAACCCGGACACTCACAAGGGGACGACTGTCTACCTGATCAGCCAGCGCAAGCTTGCCGCCGGCCAGGTTGAAGACCTGCCGAACAAGCTGATGAAAGCGCTTGAGCGTGAATGGCACGACATCAACCAACGCACTGACACTCCGGTGAGTGCAGTGGTTAGTTTGAAGAAGGTTGCTTTGAAGATTCTGGCCAGCGAAGAGTGGCAGAATTTTGTGAAAGTCGGCGCCGAACTGAGTGCTGACGCCGAAGGTGATCAGAGCAAGTCTGTGAGCTGAACCAGGTACCCGTCGTTCTCCTGAACGACAATCCCAAAATCATCCACCATATAAGCCGCCCGCAGTGACTCGTCGTTGAAGATGACAGGCACGCCGGCGGCTTCGTCTTTCAAGAGTTCGGTGATTTGCTTCATGAGGTCGGCGGTGCGGTCGGAAAAGTCGATCAACCGGTGCCCGTGTTCGGATTGCATAACGAGGTAGAACATAATGGCGCCTCCATTGAGAACGCCATTATGGTATCAGGGAATCAGTCGATGCGGCGACCAGCGAGTTGGCCAGTCAGATAGCTCTGCAAGTCCTTGAAGCCGCCGATGTGAAAGCGTGCTGGACCTTGGGTGACGATGATCTGCGGAAGAGAACGAACCGGGCCTACCAGGGCGCGCAGCTCAGCCGGTGTAAAGTCCGTCACCTCTTCGAATTCACAGCCGCGAGCTTCAAGCAATTGCTTGGCGTTCTTGCAGTCTGGGCAGTTCGGCATGGTGTAGACGGTGTATTTGTCGCGCATTGTGATGGTCCTGGTTTTGAGTTTAGAGAAAGGGCTATGATAAAGCGCATTCAGCGGGCAGTCAGCCCATAATTCACAGGAAACCCACATGACCACAATTGCATTTGACGGCCGGTACCTCGCAGCAGATGGCCGCATGACTCGTGAAAACATCATCTGCACTGACAGCTTCCAGAAAATCCACGTATTCACGGCAATGATCCGCGGTGAGGCTCAAGAGGTTGCAGCGTTCGGCGCCGGGAGCTGGAGCGGTATCTACGCGATCATGGAGTGGATGAAGCAGAACGATGTGTTCGACATTAATCCAGAACTGCCGCGGCCGTCGTTTCCTGCCGATCCTGATGGTCACTATGCCAGCCAGGACGTTGCTTTCGTCACCAAATCGGGCGAGCTGTACTGTCTCGACGATCAGTCACGGCCGGCGCCGTACATCGCACCCTTTGGCGAGGGCAGCGGATTCCCATTCGCACAGATGGCTCTGAACATGGGCATGAGCGCACCGGATGCCATTCGCCAGGCGATCAAGATGGACATCAACAGCGGTGGCGACGTGCAAGTGTTCGACATCGAGAAGTGGACGTGGGTCGACCCAGTGAGCCTCAAGCCCAAAAAGTGATCCTGGGAAGCAGCATTAGAGCGCTCTAACAGAGCGCTTTTTTGTGAGCGCTACACAGACTTACAGAAGCAGAGAAAACGTCTTAGAACGCATCACAGCGCGCTTCCCTCGCAGTCGATCAGCTCTCGTTCTGATGCAGTTGCAGCGACGCAGAAAAACTCGAGCCGCGGTTGAATGCCAGACAGCAAAAAGCCCTCAAACGAGAGGGCTTTTCTGAATTTGGTCCCCAGGGAAGGACTCGAACCTACACCATCAGCAGATTCAACTCTGCCCGCTTTCCCACTTTGCGTACCTGGGGTTGTGAACTTGCCTCACGCGGAACGCTCTTTCTCTACGCCTTCACGGGGCGCGAGTGTCGATCAGAGGTTCAGTCCGTTCTGCGTCTCAATGAGGCAAGTGGACAAAGTTTTGGTTCAGCACGTCTGCCTATCAACGCTAAGCATGGAGGATTCGAACCCCGGCATCTGACTTTGACTTCCATTGCCTCGCCTGCCCATGCTACGAGGGTGCAGCCTATCAGTTGATCAGCCCTTGCCACGTTGGCCAAAACTTTGTCCACTTGTCTCAGTGGTTGAAAGCTCCCGTATGAGGGGAGCTTTCGATCAGCTCGCCTGTGCAGCCTTCAACACTTTCACGGCTTCACGATAATCGCGAGCCTTGTCTTCGTTGAACGCCTTCGCTTCCCACTGACCTTCATCACCACTGATTGCCGCGTTTTCTTCGCAGTTCTCGGCGTGAATGATCAGCATAGCGATCGCCGCATCCAGAGCCTTTTTCTTCTTTGCCATGACGCTAGTCCTTTTTCTTGAACATCGGCCAGATCAGCGCGACGATCAGTAGAACCAAGAAGCCGTCTGCACACATGCTGATGATCCGGGACGCCGAATCGATCAGCACGACACCGAGCAGAAGGAACATAATGAGAGCCGCCCGCAGGCGACTCCCAATCTCACGCACCCAGGCCATGTTACTCGAAGTCTTTCAGGTTCAGGCCCATCCACTTCGCAGCTTTGTCGAGCGCGGCAGCTTCGGTTTCGTCGATGCCGCCCTCGTCAGCGATGGTCAGCAGGATGTTCATGACGGTGGTGGCAGCTTCGCGGTCGTGTTGCAGATCGCTCAGCTCTTTTTCGGCACGCTGACGCAGCAGACGTGGGCTGTCGGTGAACAGGTTTTCTGCCTGGTCCATCGAGTTCGACAGCTCGGCGCCGAAGCCTTTCAGCGTGGACTGGTTGTTGATGATTTTTTCCAGCTTCTTGATTTCGGACTCGGAGAGTTCGCCATCAGCGCCGGCAACGTAGAACGCGCCGAACACAACGCCTTCCATCAAATCGCGGTTCATGTTCTTGGCCATCGCAGCTTGAGCTTCTGCGGATGCCTTCTTGAACTTCTTACCGAACAGACCAAACATGGTGTAATCCTTTTGCAGAGTGAGTGTTTAATTTGAGCCAAATGCTCTGGTGAATCAGAACGCGATGTAGGCGAAGACGGCGACGATAATTGCTGCGCCGAACCAACCCAGATAAGTCACGAACTTGGAGCTGTTGGTATTGCTGGCCATCTTTTACCCCTTGTCGATCCAAGACTGAATCGTTGCGCGGTGTTCTGCGACTGCTAGGTTGTAGACCCGGACCTTCGCTGCGACCGCCTTCTTTATGTACCTGTAGCAGTGATCGTTCGGCGTAGACCAGACGATCAACATCTTGGCGATGCTCACTCGGTCAAGACCGTAAATCAGTGAGTTCGCTACCACCTCCCATTGCTTCTCAGCTTTGGGAAGCATGAGGAACTTGGGGTCAAGCGAACGAGCGAATGTCGCATCACCACTTGATGGCGCAACATCAGACTCGATTGACCAGGGCGATCCGGGTTCAGCCTTTGCATCCGGGTCATCGAGTGACTCGTCGATCCGAGCGCATGGGTTGAAAGCAAAATACCTCCCCCTTGAGCCCTTCACGAACGCCATATCTGCTTCGCTCTGTTCACTACAGCGAAGGGTGATCCCTCGTGAGGATAAGACCCCTGCAACCTGAGTCATCATCAAAAGCACATCTGCTGGAGTGTTGCTCGATCCACCTGCTGCATATGCTTTCATCGCTGTTCTCGTTTGCGTTCGCTGCTGACGTGATGAACTTTATAGATGCTGTGTAAGGTTTGCAAGCGTCTATTTTGTTTCCCCAGACAAAGCCCGCAATCGTGTAAACTGGCCTCTCCCAATCATAGACGCCAGAGGCAGTCATGAAGAAGCACACCCAACTGGGCATGAATCCCGGTACCGCAAGTGGTCGACTGGTCAAAGACCTGCTTTTCAAATTCGCAGTTGAAGCTGGGCACAAGTGCCACCGGTGCGGCGGGGAACTCGTTCGAGAGACCTTCTCTATCGAACACAAAGAGCCCTGGCTCGACAGCGAGGATCCAGTCGGTCTTTTCTTCGACCTGGGCAACGTCGCTTTCAGTCACCTGAAATGCAACGTCGGCGCATCGAGACGACCGAACAAGGGCACAGGCGTATGCGGTACAGACGCCTCTTACACCAGAGGATGTCGGTGTCAGGACTGCAAGACCGCTCACTGTGCGACAGTGAAGAGAAACAACCCACCAGAAAAGCGTAGAGAAATGAGGCGCTTGCGTTTGCAGAAGAGTGATGGTTAAATCGCCTCTCGATGCGGGGTAGCTCAGTTGGTAGAGCGCTGGACTCATAATCCAGAGGTCGCAGGTTCAAGTCCTGTCCCCGCAACCAGTTTCTTTGGCATGTAGCTCAGTTTGGTAGAGCAACGGACTGTTAATCCGTCGGTCCCTGGTTCGAGTCCAGGTTTGCCAGCCACACCCGAGTCATCCCGCCTTATGCAAGCAAGGACGCCCAAGCGGAGGGATGTGCAAGTAGCAATAAAAGGCCCACATGATGTGGGCCTTGTTGTTTCTGCTCTTCTTTATAGAGCAATTTTCTCGAAGCCCAGGCCCCTGTAATCGAACGACGGGACGATGTTCTCGACGAAGCCCGGTGTCTCTTTGATGATCCGCATGCACTCGATGCTGTGACTGTTCGTGTGGTTGTTCCAGTTATCGACGAACAGCACAACGAAGCAGATGTTCGGGCCTTTCTTCTTGGCCCGCAGACCACGACCGATACGCTGGCGCACAGCAACTTCTGCTTTGCCGCCCCCGGCGAGGATCACCTGACCAACAGAGGGCACGTCAACACCGACGTCCAGGATGGTGGTGCCGATCAGAACGTCCAGCTTGCCCGCGCCCAGTCGATCAAGTGCAGCCTGACGAACCTCCTGACTGTCCTCGCCCCTGATGAATTCGACCCGCAAGCCTTTCATTTTGATCAGGTTTTTCAGGATGTCGCCGTGATCGGTGCGCTGAATCAGCACCATCGACGTCAGACCGTGCTTCTTGCCTTCAACGCAGACGTCCACAATCTGCATGTTCCGCCCGGTACCCTTGACGATCCCACGCTCATAGGCAGCAGGGAAGGGCATGCCCCGGTTCACACCTGGTGTCGGCTTGCTGGTGATGAAGTTGAAGATCGGCTTGGCCAGGATGCCCCGGTCGATCAAAGTCTTCTCGCTCACACGAATGCCGACCGGGCCAGAAGCTGCGGTCAGACGCATGTTGGCCTCTTCCGAGTCCTTCATGTTCGGCGTGGCAGTCAGCGCCAGACGGTAGTGGGCGTTCTTCATCGCATTGCACAGGTCGAAGAACCCGGTACCGGACACCTCGTGCGCTTCTTCCAGGGTCAGAAAACCGATCTGCTCCAGGAAGGCGATCGTCTCGGCGCGAGTCTTCGCTTTGCGGTCGGCAATGGACTGCGCTTTGTTGCGCACTTCCCGATCATTCAGCTTGTGCTTCGCCGACACAGCCTTCTCAAGAGCCTCTTTCTGAGCCAGCACCTCTTTCGATGCCTTGCGCAGCAGAGACGGGTTCGACGGGATGCCGGCCTTCTTGAGAACGCGCTCGGTCTCCTTCTCCAGCATGGTGCAGTGCTTCTCGATGATCTTGTCCAGCTCAATGTCGAAGCTCGACACTTCCATTCGCGACACCAGAGTATCGACGATTGCGAAGTTCACACCGTTGGGCTGCGGTTCCCACTTGCCGTCACCCAAGAAGCCGACAGGTCGTTTGGACCCGACAGACTTGTAACCCTTCGCCATCTGATACATCAGCGACTTGCGGGTGGTGATGAACAGGGTCGGCAACTGCAAGCGCTCGCAGCAGAGCTTGAAAATCTCGCTCTTACCGCCCCCTGTTGCGATCTGAGCGGTCATACGCTTCAACTGCACCAGTCGCTTCATTGTCTCGGGCTGATAGTCGTAGCGGGCGTCAGGAGGGAAGCTGCTGACTACGGGCAGTTCAGGGCCGCCAGGTTCTGGGACTTTCTTGCCCTGAACGATGACCCGGTACCCGCGCTTCTCAAGCGTGACACGCACCAGACGGACGAAGCCGGCTGGGAAGAAGTTCTTGTTCATGTTGAACATCGAACCATGCGCCACGCCCATACCCTTGATCCCGCTCTCGATCTTGTACGAAAGCAGTTCGTTCACAATCAGCCGGGCCTCACGGTCGGGCTCGACCAGTGCTGCCTTCACTGCGTTGTGGACAATTTTGATCGTCGTGGCCATGGATCACTTCCAGTTATTCGCGTCAACAGTTATTGTACACGCTTACTGTAAGGTTCTTTCCCCCACCGAACAAGGAATTGCAATGACTGACACAGATTTTTCTGACCTCGACGACCTCGATATGGACCTGAGTTCCAGCGATGTCGCCGAAGTGGATGCAGCGCTAAAAAAACTCGAGCCTGCCAAGACAACAGAAATGGAAGTCGAGTACGCCAATCCGCAAGACCTGCGCCCGAACCCCTGGAACCCCAACGGTGTCGATCCGATCAACCAGACCAAGCTGGAAAACAGCATTCGCAAAGACGGCATCAAGCGACCGATCGTGGTTCGCCAGCTCGACAACGGCGACTTCCAAATCATCGGCGGCCAGCACCGTACCGAAGCAGCAATCAGCCTGGGCCTGGATCAAGTGCCGATCATCAATCGCGGCAAGATCACCGACGCCGAAGCGAAGAAAGAAACCCTGCTGGACAACTACCGCTACGGCACCGACAACCTCGATCGCCTGAGCGAGCTGCTGAGTGACCCGGACATCGGTGACGCTCTCGACCTGATCAGCACCATGCCAATCGACGAGGAAGAGCTGGCCGAGTATTTCAGCCACATCAAATCGGTCGATGTGGACATGGACGTTGACGAACACCTCGACGAGAAGCCCGAGGAAGAAGACGAAGCCGACACCATTGACCTGGGCATCAAGCCGGCGCGCACTCACCAGATCATCCGCTTCCGCATCAGCGTGGAAGATCAGGCCAAGCTGGCCGAGTTGATCAAGCAGACCAAGATCGACGAGGGCTACACCGAGTCGGACGACCTGACCAACGATGGCGATGCTTTGGTGCACCTGCTGCGCGGACTGCTTTCATGAGTGATGCGCAGAAAACCTTCGATGGCAATCTTGCCTTTGAGCGCGAGCAAATCATCAAGCGAGCCGTGAACAAGTCGCGCATGGAATGCCACGACAACATTCGCACCCTGAACCCCGACCGTGATCTACGGTGGGACAACGAAGAAGCCTTTGACAGAATGGACCGCGACTATGACCGCGATTAAACCGCCGTACATCAAGGTCGAAGAGGACTGGGCAATCGATCGCCTGGTTCCCTACGCCATGAACAGCAAGAAGCACGAGCCGAAGCAGATCAAGAAGATCGCCGCTTCCATCGCCAAACATGGCTGGACCAGCCGGATCGTCGTTGAGCCGGACGGTACCATCATCGCTGGTCACGGCCGCCGGCTGGCTGCCATCGAGCTGTTCCAGGAAGTCGTCCCCGTTCTGGTGTTGAAAGGCATCAGCAAGGAAGACGCCCGCGCCCTGCGACTGATCGACAACAAGGTGCAGGAAGGTGGCTATGACACCGGCATGCTGAGCCTGGAACTGAAAGAGTTGGTCATGGGCGGTACCGACCTGGGCGACTTCTTCGATGTCCGCGACCTGCAATTCGCCATCGACGACCTGGGTGACATCGACCTGGGCAGCCTGTCGGAAGACATCAGCCCCGAAGTTGAAGCCCAGACCACTCGCACTGAGGAAGAAGTCGAGAAGGCTGAGGAAGACGAGGTGTCGCTGACCCGTGCGCTGGGCATCAGCAAGATCACAGGCAAGCAAGCCCGTGAACTGAAACGCTTCGTGGGAGCGGCCCAAGACGCGTATGGGGTCGATCCAGCAGAAGCCCTGATCTGTGCCCTCGAAGACTGGGCGGCGGTGCATCTGCGCGATCAGGATGACGGGAAATGAGTACCTACCTGATCAACAAGTCGTTCAACTCGACAGTCGTGCGCAGCCGCCGGGTTCTTGAGGTCGCCGAAGGGTTTGGCCTGGGCCTGGAAGACAAGGAATTCGTGGTCTACAAAGACCTCAAGCTGGAGGTGAATCAAGGTGACTCGGTGTACATCACTGGTCAGTCGGGCTCGGGCAAGAGCCTGCTGCTCAAAGAGCTGGCTCGTCAAATCGGTGAAGAGCAAGAGATTGCCGACATCGATAAGGTTGAGCTGCGAGAGGTGCCACTGGTTGATCAGATTGGCAGCTCTACTGATGATGCCGCACGCATCCTGAACATGGCCGGGCTGAGCGATGCTTACCTGATGATCCGCAAGCCGTCTGAACTGTCTGATGGCCAGCGGTACCGGTTCCGCATCGCCAAGCTGATGGAATCGAAAGCTCGGGTCTGGGTTGCAGATGAATTCGGCGCCGTGCTGGACCGAACCACTGCCAAGCTTGTAGCATTCAACCTTCGCAAGTTTGCCCTGAAAGTCGGCGCTACGATCATCGTGGCAACCACTCACAAAGACCTGCGTGAAGAACTGGCGCCCACTCTCTACGTGGACAAGCGCTACAAAGAGAAGGTCTTAATCGAGGTGTCACCGCAATGAGCGCAGCAGAACTGATCCTGGTCGACTTCAAAAAGGGCAAAGTGAAAGAGCGCCGCCAACTGCCTGAGAAAGATGCAGTGCCGGCCGACGCCTGGAAAGCTTTGAAAGACCCGGACTTCAAAGAGTGGGTGAAGGGTGTTGCAGCGACAGCCGAAGCCTGCGCTCTGAACGGTGGCAACTGGAGACGCATGATCATGATCATGTGCGACCAGCCGCCAGGCTCGGATGAGTTCTGCATGACGTTGTGGGACAACAGCACCATTCAGAGCGAGGACGTGATCGACATCCTGAGCGAATCGTTGGGCAAGGTGACTGACGCCATGATCAACGAAGACGAGGGGCCGGAACTCGCATGAACACCGAAGACATTCTGATCGAACGGGACGACAAGGCTCGTCCCCGCTTTTCGCTGATGGATGACATGCGCGTCGAGCGCGGCACGAAAGCTGACTGGGATGCACTCCATGACCTTCACTACAAGGCTGAAAATCTACCTGCTGGGCCTCGTTTTTGGCGTTGCGTCACTGGCGACGGCGACCTGGTTGGTATCGTTGTGTTTAGCACCGTCAGCCTTCTTCTTGCTCCCCGACATCAGGTGTTCCCGAAGCTCAAGCCTGGCAACGACAGCCATTTTACGAACGTCCACCGTGCCACGTTTCTGAACAAGAACTTCAAGCGGGCGGCGCGCATCGTGACGGACACGATGTACCGCGGCATTGGGGTCGCGTACAGGATGGTGAACCTGGCCATGCGAATGGAGGGGATGCGGTTCATCGAGATTCAGTCGTCGATGTCCAAGTTCAACCCGTTCGACGTGAAGGCCGGCTTCAAGCATGCACACCTCAAGCCGGCGGCCGCCTACGTCCAGGGCTTGAAGTTCATGCGCAGCCAGTTCAGCGGACACCCTGCTGACCACCAGGCGATCATGGACGAACTGAAAAGCTTCACGCCAGGGCACCGCGCTCGGGTGATGAAAGCCATGCAAGAGTTCTACTACCGTCACAGCGCACGCGAGAAGACGGGCGGGAACCTGAACGTGGGCACGGGCAAAGTCGGGCTGATGGAGCCGGCACACCTGCTCAGAGAGCTTCAACAGCTCGTGTTTGCCAGCCCAGTGTACGGAATCTGGACCAACCCGGACCTGGGTCGTGAAATTCCACAGAGCCTGCCGATCCGCGCATTCGATCTGCAAGGCCCAAATGAACCATTGAGGTTGGATTTGCTATGAAGCCACTGACATTCAAACAGCGCCAGGTCATCAAGATCGTGATCATGGGCAACATCGACGTCAAGGGAACCCGGCTGTCGAACGTGGACGTGTACCAGTTGAAGAACAGGCTCGACTACGAGACATCCCGGGATTCGCTGATGTGTAGTCTCGCGATCCTGGAGAAGCAGGGTTGGATTGTGAAAGCGGGGAAAGAACTCCGGGATGGGAGACAGAAGCAAACTCTTGCTCCGACAGCTCAAGCGATCCGGGTTATGAATCCGACTCCAATCAGTGTCCCGGACTATGAAGAGATTGAACTGGATGATGACATCGTAGAGTTGGCGATGCTGTAGGTATCCGGTGCTGTCAGCGCCTGCTTTCCCCTATTTCTTCTTGTTCTTTTAGCAAGCTAGTAGTTAGAAGGGAGAGCAGCAGTATAATCATCGAACGCAAGGGTCTTTACAAGTGGCAGTGTTAAACTACCTCTTATTGGCTGTTAATGGACGTCGAATAGGCTCAAATTTGACAGCGGCCCGGCGTTCGGGTCAAATGGATGGCGCCTACCTCCTAATGGGCAAATCGCTGAGTGAGAGTCAAGGCTGATAGGGTGCAACCTGTCAGCCATTTTTTTGAGAACGAGAAACCCATGACTGAGACGACTGAGCCAACCCCGGTACCCGATGAAGATGGTGAAGCCAGCAAGGCCAAGCGACTCACGCCCAGGGAATACGCTCGTGCGAAAACCATGTGGGAATCCGGCGAGTACAGCCTGAGCGAAATTTCCGAAACGGTGAAGGTCAGCGCAACAGCGTTGAGCCGCCGGTTCAAGCGCGACACCATTTCCAAAGGCAGCGCGGCCAAGAAAGTATCGGCCGCCGTCAAACGTGCCATCGAGAAGACCAGTGCTGCGCAAGCGGAAGAACTGGCCTCGACTGCGCACGACATCAAGATGCTGGCGCTCAAGTCCATTGAGACCTTCAACAAGCTGAACATCCAGCAGGTGATGAAGCAGATCAAGGCCGGGAAACCCCTGGCTGAAATTCAGGGCGACTTGAAGACCCTGGAAATCGCCTCGAAGATTGTCATGCTGAACTACGGTACCGGCGCCCGCATCCTGGGTCTCGATAAAGACCTGAGCATGGACGACACATTGCCAGAGCTGCAAATCCACATCATGACCGAGAACGACGTGGCCGAACTCCGCGAGCAACAGCGCCGCGAAGAAGCAGAAGCCAACGGCGAGCTGATCGACGAAGACGAAATCATGGCCCACCTGAGCGACGAAGACATCAAAGCTCTGGATGAAGCCTTGGATGATGAAGACATCGTGATCGAAGGCGAAGATGACTGATGAAAGTCACCTCAGCCAACCCATCCAGCCTACGTCCCCTGGTCTCCAAGATCGGTCTGCACCCAAAGCAGGCCGAAGTGTTCCTGGACACAGCCCGATTCCGAGTCGTAGTTGCCGGCCGACGCTGGGGTAAGACTGCGCTCGCCAAAACGGAAATGATCCAGCGAGCCAAGATTCCTGGACAGAAGATTTGGTACATCGCCCCGACCTATCGGATGGCGAAGCAGATCATGTGGAACGACCTCAAGGCTTCGATTCCCCGCAAGTGGATTGCGCGGGAACACGAGACCGAAATGTCGATCACCCTGAAAAACGGATCCATCATCGAGTGCAAAGGCGCAGACAACCCGGATACGCTCCGGGGTGTGGGTCTGAACTTCGTGGTGATGGACGAATTCCAGGACATCCGCAGCGACACCTGGACCACGATCATTCGACCTACCCTGGCGAAAGACCGCGGCGAAGCACTGTTCATTGGTACCCCGAAAGCCTACAACCAGCTCTACGAGGTGTATCAGTTCGGCCAAGACGAGGCTCGCAAAGCCTGGTCCAGCTATCAGTTCCCAACGATCACGTCGCCGTTCATTCCCGAGTCCGAGATTATCGAAGCTCGCCGAGACATGGACCCGCGCACGTTCCGTCAGGAATTCGAGGCGTCGTTCGAAACCATGTCGGGCCGGGTTTACTATCCGTTCGACCGAAACGTTCACACCAGCCCGGACATCAAGTTCAATCCGCAGCGCCCAATCTGGGTAGGGGTGGACTTCAACATCGACCCAATGTCCGCGGCGATCATTCAGCCTCAGACCAATGGGGAAATCTGGGTGGTCGACGAAATCTTCCTGCACAACTCGAACACCGAGGAACTGTGCGAAGAGCTGGAGAAGCGTTACTGGCGTCACATGAGCAACATCACCATCTTCCCCGACCCGGCCGGTGCTGCACGTCAACACGCCCGCGGTGAATCTGACCTTGAGATTTTCAGGCAGAAGGGGTTCCGTCGAATCAAGTTCCGTCGCAAGCACCCGCCTATTGCAGACCGGGTGAACAGCGTGAACCGAATGCTGAAAGACGCGGCCGGCTTCACACGCATGAAAGTGAACAGCGGTTGCACGAACGTGATCGAGTCGCTGGAGCAGACGCTCTACAAGGCGGGGTCGCGTGACATCGACAAAGGGCAGCGTATGGAACACATCACGGACGCCCTGGGTTATGCGGTGGAACTGGAGTTCCCGATCAAGAAAATCATCATCGCCGGTCATTCACTATAAACGCTTGCACATTGGCGTTGATGTCCTTTACCATAGTTGCACTCAAAAGTGGGAATTCCCGTGGATAGCAAGACAGCTAAAGCCATCGTTGATCGCAAGCACCCTCTGTACCTGGAGCTGGTGCCGCATTGGGATTTCCTCGAATCCAGCTATAAGGGTGGGCGCTCCTGGTTCAAGACGAACATCTTCCGCTACATCAAGGAAGGTGACATCGAGTACAAGGACCGTGTAGAGCGCGCATACCGCTTCAACCACACCCGCGAAACCGTTGACCTGGTGAACAAGTACCTGTTCCGCGCACCCATCGCTCGCAAGATCGACTCGGTGCCGGATGCAGTGAAGACTTTCTGGGACAAGGTGGACGCGACTGGTCTGGACATCAACGAGTTCATGCGGATCGTCTCGCTCAAGTCCTCGATCTTCGGCCGCCCTTGGATTGTCATCGACAACCGTGTGACCGAAGCCGTTGCAAGCGAATCCGAAAACCCGCTCGACCTCTACGCCTATATCGTTCCGCCTCAACAAGTGCCTGACTATGCGTTCGACGACGCCGGTGAGCTGCTGTGGGTGCTGATCGAAGAACACGTTCGTGACGATCAAGACCCAGTGAATGGCAGCGGCGAGATTCGCAAGCGCTATCGTCTGTGGACTCGTATGCAGTGGGCTCTGATCGAATTCGTGAAAGGCCCAGGCAAGTCTGGCGGCAAGTGGGAAATGAGTCGTAGCGGCGATCACAACCTGGGCCTGGTCCCGGTGGTCCCTGCGAACAACAGCGTCGTGACCGACAAGTGGGATTGCCCAGCGTTGATCGCTGACGTGGCCTACCTCGACCGCGCTGTCTCGAACTATGCCTCGAACCTTGACGCAATCATCCAGGACCAGTCGTTCTCGCAGTTGGCCATGCCAGCGCAGGGCGTTCTGCCAGGTGACGATGCGTACAACAAGGTTCTCGAAATGGGCACCAAGCGTGTGTTCCTGTACGACGGTGAAGGTGGCGCAGCGCCCCAGTTCCTGAGTCCAGACCCAACACAGGCTTCGCTGATCCTCTCTGCCATTGGCCAGTTGATCAACGAGATTTATCACAGCGTCGGCTTGGCCGGCGAACGCACCAAGCAAGACAACAGCAAGGGCATCGACAACAGTTCCGGTGTAGCAAAAGCGGTAGACTTCGAGCGGGTGGTTGCATTACTGTCCTCGAAAGCTGACGCCCTGGAAGTGGTTGAGTACAAGATGCTGCAAATTGTCTGCGCCTGGGCAGAAGCAGAAATGCCGAAGATCGATGTGGTCACCTACCCTGTAGAGAGCCAGTTCGACGTTCGGACGCTGTACGACGAAATCGACGTCGGTATGAAGCTGCGGTTGATGGGCTTGCCTCCACTGATCCTGGAAGAGCAAATCAACCGTCTCGTGCCGAAACTGTTCCCGGACTTGTCCGAGGACGTGTTGAAGGCGATCAAAGCCGAAGTGAAGAAGTGGGCAAACGAGCCGAGTGAGCAAGAGAAAGCTGACGCGGCAAACGGTGCAGGCTCCGAAGCTTCGAAAAAGGTCGTCGAAGAAGCCAAGCGCAATCGCGCTGACGCCTCTGCAAAGAAAACCGATACCCAAAGCCGAGAGACCGGCAAAACCAACGGCTAAGTGAACAGCCCGGAGAAATGAATTATGAACCCCCAGTTGCTTAAACTCTTGATGCGTGCAGGTGTTTTCATGGCCCCTGCTGATGGCGAAGGCAATGATCTTGGCGGTGGCGCTGATGACAGCGAACTGACCGAAGAGCAGAAGACCGAAGCCGCAGCTAAAGCTCAGAAGGAAGCGGACGATAAAGCCGCTGCCGACAAGCTGAAAGGTGAGCAGGAAAACGCTGACGCTGACAAGAACAAACCAGGCAAGCCTTCCGACGCAGAAGCGAAACTGCTGAAAGAAGTCATGGCTCTGAAAACCAAGGCTGCTGCGGCTGCCGACGAACTGAAAGCGTACAAAGACGCGGCCGGTGAATCGAAGCCCGACGAGCTGAAAGCGTTGATCGAAGCGAAGAAAGAGGCTGACCGTCTCGCGCTCGAAAAACGTGGTGAGTACGACCGCATCCTGGAGCAAGTGAAGGGCGAGCATACCAAGGAAGTGACCACACTCAACGACAGAATCGCCGCTCTTGAGCTGCAACTGTCCGAGAAGGACAACTCCCTGGTAGAGCTGACAGTTGGCCGGGCATTCAGCGACAGTCCGTTCATTCGCGAGAAGAGCCTCATTCCTGCCAGTCTGGCTCGGAAAGAGTTCGGCGCGCATGTGGACATCGTTGATGGCGCTGCGGTTGTGTACGACAAGCCACGCGGTGCAAGTGATCGCACCCCTTTGGTAGACGGCGCCGGTAAACCGAAGTCGTTTGAAGAAGGCATCCAGGCGCTGTATAGTACGCATCCAGAAGCAGCCGCTTTGATTCGTGCCGCTGGTAAGCCGGGTTCTGGTTCCAACACGACCGATTTGGGCGGCAAGAAGCCAGATGACCAGAAAGAGATTTCTGCTGGTGCCGGTCGAATCGCTGCTGGACTGGCTGCTCGTGCTGCTGCCGCAAAGAAGTGAATCAGTAAGGGTCTAAGTGACTGGGGCTTGCTGAGATATGAAAACCAAACCTTTTGTTTTAGCTAGCTAAGGAGTTAGTGAAATGCCTCTGTTGCGCACCGTAGCGGAAACGCTGTCTCAAGAAGACATGCTTCGTGGTGTTATTGAAGAAATCATCCATCGCGATGACCTTCTGGCCCTGCTGCCTTTCAGCCGTGTTGACGGCAAGGCCCTGGTTTACATCCGTGAGCTGACCAACTCGGAAGGTACCTTCCTCGACGTGAACGAAATCGTGCCAGAAGGCGCGAGCGACGTTGAAGAAGTCGTCACCAAGCTGCGAATCATCGCTGGCGACGTTGACGTGGACAACTTCCTCAACGAAACCATGAGCGACACCAACAGCCAACTGGCGTTGCAGATCGCTCTGAAAGCCAAGGGTATGGCTACCACTTTCCGTCGCGCCCTGGTTGTCGGTGACTCCACCGTCAATCCGAAGCAATTCGACGGTCTGGAAAAACTCGTCACCGACACCGGCAACTTCATCGAAGCTGGCGTGAACGGCGGCGCAGTAAGCCTGGCAATCCTGGACGAACTGGTCGACAAGCTGACTGGCAAGAAGCCTGATGCTTTCGTCATGCGTTCCGGTACCCTGCGTGCCCTGAAAGCGCTGTGGCGCGCTGCTGGTGGTAACACCGGTAACATGCTGCAACTCGACAACTTCGGCCAAATCCCTGCGCATGATGGCGTTCCAATCATCATCAACGACTTCATCCCGGTGAAGGCTCAGGGCACCAACGCTGAAACCACTTCCATCTACGCCGTTCGCCTGAACGAAGTTGATGGTCTGCATGGCCTGTACGGCGGTGCTTCTGCTGGTGTTCGTGTCGAAGACATCGGCACCGTGCAGAACAAGGACGCGACTCGTACTCGCTTGAAGTGGTACGTCGGCTTGGCGCTGAAATCCACTCACTCGCTGGCTGCCATCAAGGGCATCACCAACGTGTAAGTGGCGGGGGTGCCTCGGCAACCTGATATAAAGGGGCTCGGGAAACCAGCCCCTTTTTTAATACCCTGTTTTCAGAGGATTGAACGAACATGAAAGTCAAGATCATCGACAAAGGCTTCGCCAACTTCACTGGTGCTTTCGGCACCGTGAGCTTCGTTGACGGCATTTCGGAAGACATTTCGAACGCCGAAGCAACCCAACTCGGCAACATCCTGGCAGTCCAGAACCTGGAGACCGGCGAGAACCCGTCCGTCACTCAGCAAATGGCCAACCTGCGGGACAAAAATATCTCCGAAATGGGAAAGCGCCAAACGGCGAGTGAACCAGCCGGCGTAGCCAAGCAAGTCTTCGGCGTGCCGAACGATGCTGGCGACAAGCTGCTGCCACTGGCCGACAAGACCCAAATGCGCAACATCGTGCAGGAAGGTCTGAGCTACGACTACACCGAAGCCGACCTGGACGCACTCGTGCAGAAAGAAGGCATCGCTGGTCTGCGCGCATTCGCTGAACCCTACGGTGTGAACGGCCGCTCGATCGCCGGCATGGTGAAAGAGCTGATGGAACAGAAAGGTCTGATCGGCGTGAAGCAGGTCGAACCGTTCACCATCAGCGCCATCCAGATGACCAAGACCCAAGCTCACGAGCCAGGTCTGGGCCAGGTTCCACAGAACCACCCTGGTGACGCAGCCACTTCTCTGAGCAACGACGGCGTGTACGCCCACGAAGCTCCGAATGGTGGTGTTCAGGCCGGCCGCACTCGTGCAGTTGACCGTGACGCAGCCGACATCAGCGACATCGAAGAGCTGAAACCACAGGTGGCATCTGCCAAGCTGTCGGCCGAAGCTGCTGACGAAATCGCTCGCGAAACTGCTGGTGCCGAGCAGACTCACGAAGCAGCCGTTGCCGAACAGGCTCGTGTTGCCGAAGAGAAAGTTTCGCTGGCCGAAACTGACGCTGCCTTGAAAGAAGCTGCCGGTGAGCCACAGACCGACAACGCTTCGGACAAGTCCCAGATCGAGCATCTGGACAGCAAGTCGGTAGAAGACGATGCGTTTGCCAAAGCTCTGGTCGAAGGCCAGGCTGCTGCGGAAGACACTCGTCAGGAAGCCGGTGCCGAAGACAAGCCTGCGACCGAAGCTGTGAAGGAAGAAACCCCAAAGGTTGAAGCCGACGAGCAGCCGCAAGCGACCACCAAAAAAGCAGCAGCTAAAAAGGCCGCCGCTACCAAGGAGTAAGGCGTCATGGCAAGTGTCCTGAAAAGCGGCACTGCCATCACCTTTCCTGTCGTTGCATCAGAAGGCGGATTCCCAGAATCCGCTTTTTCTGTTTCTAAGGCAGTATCGATCGGTGGTGTGACAGTGTGGGAAGACCCTGCCAAGCAAGACTGGCAGGACGCAATCGACAATCGTGTGCGGTTCCCAGGAGCAGCAAGCGTTGTCGTCGGCAGTCAACAGGCGTTCGCGCTGTTCCAGATCAGCGCATGGGACGAGGCCGGTGAACTGCTTGCTCGGGTAGACAACGAAGTCATCATCGAAGCCAGCGACCTGCTGCGCCCGCTGGTGAACAGCTTCGGTACCTGGGGTGAGCTGACACTGAAAGCGCATCAACGAGTTGACCTGCGTGACTACGGCTGGGCACCGGACGACCAGAAGAAAGCTGCGCTGATCCAGGCGTATCACAACATCGGTGACGTGCATGTCGATTTCTGTCCACCACGCCGTCGTGCGCGCTGGATGAACCAGAGTCGCATGTGGGATGACACCGGAATCTTCGAGAGTGACATCGAAAGAATCTGGTCGACACGGATGCTGACTGATGTAACCTGGGGCCAATTGCAGTCGGATGTTCACGAGCGCCTGGTAACGGCGCAGTTGATCGAAGCGAACTTCCTCTTGAGCGGTCGCACGCCCGAGAAGCAGCGTCTCTCTGGTCTGCTGTCGCACAGCGCCGGTGAATCGACTCACTTCTACCGCACCACGAAACCGCTGGAGCTTCCGGTTTGCCGGGCTACAGCATTGGCCTTGAAAGGGATCATCAGTTATGTCGTCCGTATCTCAGGATAATCAGGCGCTGACTCGGAGGGTGGCTCACATCAGCGCCCTCTACAGCGGCTTTCAAAAGTCGCTGATCGGTCAGGTTGTCGAAGTGCTTGCTGGAATGGGTAGCGGGGTGTTCACGCTGCTGACCATGAACAACAAGCTGGAGCAGATGGGCCGCACTGCGAACGAGCAACTGCGCCTGACAATCTCAATGGACCTCGACGAGCTGTCTGAGAGAGCGCTAGTGACGTCCAAAGCTGAACCCGATGCGTCGATCAGTTCGACTGCACTGGCGGTCTCACAGACGCTCTCGCGTGGGTTTGAAGCTGAACTCATGAGCGCAGTTAACAGACTGACAGCGCGTGACGTTCGCACCGCGATCGAATTCGTCAGAATTCAGATGTCCCAGGGTCGTTTCACGGCATCGAGCGCCCAGCTCAACGAAGACATTCAGTTCACCATCCCGGACAAAGCCGGTCGCCAGATCAAGACTGACGACTACCTGAGCCGCGAAGTGAACTGGGCATACCGTCAGCACTACAACACCATCATGGTTCATGTGCTGCTGTCGGGTGACGCTGAGAAGGCCCGGGTCGATGGTGGCAGCAAGGACGGCGACGAGATTGACCTGATGCAGTACGACCAGGTGCAGGCGAAATATGTTCACCACAACTCGAAAAGTCTGCTCCAGCCTCTTGACTAACTGGTAAGCAGGCTTCCACTCGCATATAATGTGGCGCATGACAGCATTCATGCCTACATCCGAAGGGTACCTGATGATTGCTGGTGACGATTTCACAGTCACCGGCGATCGTATCTACTCGGAAAAAGTGAAAATTGGTCTGAGCATCGTCCGAGTCCTGGACCTTGTTCAGCAAACCTCCGTTCGTGCAGACCAATCAGGCACCAAGTCCTTTGCAGACGAAAACGTCGAGCAAGGCCGGGCGCTGATTCATCCTCGTGTGAAGCCTAAAGTGAATGACATCCTGATCATGGCGGAAGACCGCTATGAGATTAAGGGCGTGCGTCCGGTCTATGACATGTACGGCGAAGTCGATCACTACCAGGCTGAGTTGGCGACATGGGTCTGACGGTCAAAAATCTCGCAGCGGTCATGCTCAACTTTGCCCGCGCAGAAGAGAGGGTAGCCAAAGGCTCACTCGCTCAACTGCGCAAGTCGGCAGAGAAGGTCGTGAAGCGGGCGCGAGAGTACGCACCGGTGGACACAGAGGACTTGGAAGGCGCAATTGAGGCTCAGGAAGGGCGTGAGCGCACCGCTCTGGGTCGTTTCGGGGCAACGACTATCGACGTCGGGGTGAATGTCTCTAAGCTGAACCTGGAAGAGCATGGCGGGTATGACTACTCGATCCGCATGCACGAAGACCCAAATTACAACCTGGGGCCACTGTCCCAGGCAAAGCAGTCTGCTACAGGCAAGCAGATTGGCTACAAATACCTCCAGCGTGCGATGGAAGACCTCCGCGCTGAGATTACCCGAGACATGGCAGAAGCAGTACAGCGGAGCGTAGGGCGATGAAACTCGAAGACGCATTGGTGCTTCTGCTGCGAGAGGTCAGGACGACACCGGTGATGGTGCCGGGCAAGAACCTGTTTCACAGCTTCATGCCTTCCGAGGTTGAAGCTGGTACCCTGATCCTGACTCGCGTCCCAATCATGATCGACCCGTATCACGGGTTGAGAAAAGGAACCTTCCAGGTCATCTGTCGCAACAAGAATCTTGTGGCGGCGCATGATGCTGCAACCACTATCCTGAACGGGATCGTGAACGAGGGTGTAACAAAGGGCGGCGTGAACTTTCGGTTCATCAAAGCTCTCAACGAACCACTGGTGTTTCCACGCACCGAAGGCGGCCAATTTGAGGCTTCCGTGAATTACAACTTTGCAGCTTCCTGGAGTAAATGAAATGGCTTCTAGCACCGAAAACATCCGCATGGGCACTTGCAAGATCCTCTTCGACGGCGTTGACCTTGGTTTCACCATGGGCGGCGTTGAAGTGGCTGTTGCGACGACCACTCACGAAACCAAGATCGACCAGTTCGGCGACACCGTTGCCGCTGAGACCGTCATGGGTCGTACCATCACCATCACTGCGCCACTGGTTGAGACCACTCTCGACAACATGGCTCTGTTGATGCCGGGCGCCACCATGTCGATCGACAACACCGATCCACAGAAGCCGAAGAAAGTGGTTCGGGTAACTTCCGGTACCGGTCTGTCGCTGTTGGAACGCGCCAAGGAAATGGTCCTGCACCCGATCAGCAAGCCAGCCAACGACACGTCGGAAGACCTGATCATCCCGCTGTGCGCTACCGCTGGTGCGATGAACTTCGCATACAAGTACGACGCCGAGCGTGTGTTCAACTGCGAGTTCAAAGGCTACCCGGACTCCGAAACCGGCGTCCTGTTCATGTACGGCGACAAGACTGTCGTCTAACTGAAAATCTGGTATCTTTCCCTCTACCAAGCGCCCCACCTTCGGGGCGCTGCTTTGGAGCTTAAACAATGGATCTTCTCAACCTCGACGAACTCACCGACATCGAACGTCAAGTCACCATTCGTGGCGTGAACTACCCGGTCGTCGAACGCAGTATTGGTGTGCTGCTGGACAGCATCAAGGTTGCAAAGGCCGCTGCGAAACGTCGCAACGGTAAGCAGGACGAAGAGGCGTTCCTGAACGACATGATCAAGACTCTGCGCACGATTCTGCCAGAGTGCCCGGAAGAAGTTGTCCGTGGCCTGTCGATGCCCCAGATGGTTGCTGTTCTGGAGTTCTGTAACCAGGACCCGAACAAGATGGCAGAAGAAGCGGTAGCCGAAGCGAAAGCAAATGGCGAATCCGGTGACGTTGCCAGCGAGAAGGAAGTAGAGCCGGGAAAAGCGTAACCGTCGAAGCAATCGACTTCTCCTACGTCTTCTCCCGATTCTGCTGGTTTTACAAATGGACCGACGAGCATGTGCTGAAAATGCCTGCTCGTCGTTTTTGGATGATGGAACGGCAAATTGATCGGATCAGGGCAGAGAACGAAATCCGCCTGATCAGTCTCAACACCCTTTCCCACCCTCCAGAAACCAAAGAGCAGCTCCAGAATATTGAAGCCCACATTGGTCGATTGACTCTGGAAATTGGCGAGAAGTTGAAGGTTCGACGGAATGTAATTGTTGCACCTGAGCCTGGCGCTGCTGCAAAATTTTTGAAATTGACAGGGCAGGGTTAAGAAATGGCATTGGGTCAACTGGTACTGGAGCTAAAGCTCAACGGCAATGAATTCACCGTGGGGCTGAAATCAGCTTCTGGCCAGTTGGGCCAATTCATTGCCGGCACTCAACGTGCCAACCAAAGTGTCACACGAGCCAGCGAATCGACGAAGAAGTGGGGCAACGTCCTGCGAGATACCGTCATTGGCCTGGCCCTTGTCCGTGACGCAGTACGAACCCTTGCAGACGTGACCGTGGGTTGGCAAGCAGCCATCGTCAAGGTCAACGGCGACATGGAGCGAAGCATCGCTCTGATGAAGGGTTTCTCCAGTCAGCGCGATACCGTATCGGCCGCAGCAGAAGCTGTAGGCGACGTGACCAAGCTGCTGCAACGTGCATCGACTTCCCCATTCAGCCTGACCGCGATCACTGACACGTTTGTGAAATTGCGCGTGGGCGGTGTAGACCCGGCTGCCAAATCGCTGAACACCCTCGTTGACTCGGTTGCTGCCTTTGGTGGTAGCGGCGAGAACTTGAAGCGGGCTGGTGTAGCGATCCAGCAGATGGCTGGTAAAGGTGTCGTCTCGATGGAAGAGCTGCGTCAGCAACTCGGTGAGGCGGTTCCAACAGCGATCAACGCAATGGCTGACGGTCTGGGTACCACCTACGCCAAACTGGTGAAAGAGATTTCCCAGGGCAAGGTGTCCTCGAAGCCAGCCATTCAAGCAATGATGGAACAGCTTGAGCTGTCCTTCAAAGGCTCCGCATCCAACCTCATGAACACCTGGGGCGGTGCTGTCGCGGGCTTCGAAACTGGCGTGAAGAAAATTGCAGTCGCTTTCGGTGGCCTGGGTGAAACCGGGTACGAAGATGGCGGCTACCTCAAGACTGTGACCAACGAGCTGAAAGGCTTGACTGCGGTCATGAACAGCCCGGAAATCCTGAACAGCGCTCGTGAAGTCGGCAAGGCAATCGCTGAGCTGGTGAAGACTGCTGCTGACGGCGCCAAGTGGATCATCGCCAACCGTGACGCGATCTACGGCTGGGGCAAGGCCCTGCTGTATCTCTGGCTGGCGTTCAAGGGCGCGAGCATCATCGGTTCTGTCATGGGTACCGCGGGCGCTGCAATCAGCAAGCTCTCGATGGCCATGATTCAGATGCGTATGCAGGGGCTGAGCGCAACTGCTGCACTGCGAGCGCAAGCGGTTGCGATGTCTGGGTTCAACAGCAGCGCAGCAATCGCAGCCGGTGGGTTCGCACGTATCGCAACTGGGTCTGCTGCTGCCGGCATTGCTGTGCGCGGTCTGGGCGCTGCACTGGGTGTCATCGCCGGCCCAATCGGCTTGGTGATCACTCTGGCCGCTTCCCTGGGCCTGGCCTGGTATGAGTCGGCCAAAGGCGCGAAGGCTGCCGAAGATGCAGTGCTTGCCCTCAACGGTGCCTTGACTGACAACAACCAGCTCAAGATTCTGTCGGACAAGCGCGCCAGCGTGAAAGAGGAATACGACAACGAGTTCGGCAAGAACAAGGGCGTCGTCACCATCGGTCAATACGGCAGCTACAACACCATCGCTGAGTACCAAGCAGCGAAGGCGAAGAAAGAAGCCGAAATGAAGTCGCTGGACGACACATTCTTCAAGGCCCGGGTCAAGGTTGCAGAGAACTACGCCAGCCAGGAAGCAGACGCTGCCATTCAAGCGAACGACGCGGCAGTGGGCGAGGTCAGCCGGAACTACACGCTGAACCAGCGCGACCTGATGAAGCAGTTCACCGAAGAGGCCAAGAAGTCGGGCAAAGCGTTCGACGACGAGGGCTACCGGAAAGCGTTGAAGCAGATCGGCATCGTCAAGCTGGAAGACGAAATCGACCTGTACAAAGGCGCCAAGAAAGCTGCTGAGGATGCAATCGAGAAGATCGCACCACAGGGCAAGAAGTCGCAGATCGACCAGACCCAGCTCGTGCAGCTCAAAGCCGCGCAGAAGCAGGTCGAAGCGTACACGACCAAAATTGCCGAAGCCGAAACCCAGATGATGGAGCTGGGCAAGATCAGCCTGGCTGACACAATAGTCAATGGCAAAGGCAAGGACGACGGCAAGCCGAAGTTCGACGCTCTGTCTATCTGGGTAGACAAGCTCGCTGTGAAGTACGGCAACCTGACTGCGAAGGCTGAGGAAGCGAACCCGTACCTGGGCGAGCTGGCAGCCGTTGTGGAGTCGTTGGACGGCAAGAAGCTGCCCAACTTCGATGCTGAGTACGCAAAGGCGCAGAAGCTCGCTGAGGGCTACTGGGCGGCCGAAAAAGCCATGAAGGCGATCACGACTGCGCAGACTGAGTACAAAAACGGCGCAAGTCGTCTGGACGCGATCCAGGACCTGGTGAACGCGAAGCTGAACAAGGTCGAGAACCTCAACCCATGGGAGAAAGCTTCGGCTGACTCGCAACGGTATGAGGACGAGCTGCAAGACCTGACCGCTGAGCTGGAGAAGACCAAGAAGGCTGCATACGACGCGCAGGTTGACGGCCGGGGTGAGAGCTTCCTCAAGAAGCTGGAAGAGGAAGGCGTAGCGACCGCAGCGAAGATGGAAGAGGTTCGTGCGACCATCGAGAAGCTGAAAGTCGCTGACACCGGCAAGAAGATGCGTGAAGACGCCGACAGCATCAGCGAAGGTCTGCTGGAGCCGGATGAAAAGGCGCGTGTTCAGTACGATCGGCAAACTGCCTGGGCGGAAGAGTTCTATCGCAACCACCAGGACCAGTTGAATCAGGACAGCGTTGCGCTGGCAGCCTACTACGACTACCGCGGTAGCCTGGATGCGCAGTTCCAGCGCGACACTGAATCCGGTCTGGACGCATGGATTCGCCAGAACAAAGATGCGACTGAGGAATACAAGTCGCTCTGGGGTTCTGCGATGGACAAATTCAACGACACCCTGGTTGACGGGTTGACCAGCGGCAAGTTCGAACTGTCCGAGTTCGTGGAATACGTGCTGAAAGAGTTCATCAAGATTCAACTGGCCAAGCAGATGGCGGCCGCAGCAGAAGCCATCGGTGGTTCGGGTGGCGGTGGTGGGTTGTTGGGCGGTCTGTTCAGCATGGCCGGCAGCTACTTCGGTGGCGGTGGTGGCGGCAATGGGATGGCAGCAGGTTCTGCTGGCGCAACTTCCTCGAATCTGGGTGCATCGCAAGCCGGCTACAGCAGCAAGTATTTCGCCAACGGCGGCATCATGACCGAGTACGGCGAACTGGCTTTGAAGAAGTACGCCAATGGTGGTGTTGCTCGCACGCCGCAGGTTGCAATCTACGGTGAGGGGTCGGGTGCAGAAGCCTACGTCCCTCTGCCAGACGGTCGCACCATCCCGGTTACAATGTCGGGCAGCGGTGGCGGGGAAAGCTCGCAGAAAACGGGGTCGGTACCGGTTGAGGTCAACGTCTACAACCAGGGCGGTGAACAAATGGCCGCGACCAGCAACAGTCAGTTCGACGGCGAGAAGATGGTGGTCGACATCATGCTCAAGAAGCTGCAAACGCCTGGTCCGGTTCGTGATGCAGTTAAAGGAGTCAAGTAATGGCAGACGCAGTGTTTCCAGCGAACCTGACGAAGATTCAGGACAGCCAGTATTTCTCGGTTGAGCAGGAAGACAACGCGATCAAAGGTGAAACAGATGGTGGGTACGTCAGTGCCCGCCCTCGTCACACCCGCAGGCCGCGCCGAACCTTCACAACGGGGTATACGGACATCAGTCACGCTGACTATCTGTCAGCGCTGGCCTTCTACGAACTCGTGGGCACCTACAAGGTGTTCACGTACACGGATCGAACCACCGGGGTTGTCTACAGGGTTCGATTCGACAAGCCGCCGAAGTGGGCCTACAAGGGCATGGGCGTTGCCAAGATGTGGAGCTGCACAGCGATCACATTGAAGGAGGCTTGACACACGCGCTATACTGGCGATCCAAAATCCCATGGATCGCCAGCCGTGAAAAACCTCTCCCTCTCTTCGATTGTCGAAGCGAACAGCTTCTCCAGTTCGGACACGGCCTGGCTGATTGCCCTCAAAGTACACGTTCGCAATCACCAGACCGGCGCCGAAGTCGCACAAATCCGCGTCATCAATAACTCCGAAATCACCATCATCGAAGGCGAACCCTACGAGCCGATGTCTTTCAGCATCGACTTCAAGGAAGAGACCAACACCCTGCCGAGCGTGACGATCACGATCCAGGACCAGGCTGAGTTGGTCGGCCCGTACATGCAGCGCTATGCGGGCGGCGTTGGCTTCGATGTGGAAGTGATGATCGTGCAGGGCAAGCACGACGACCATCCGCTTGATCAGGCGCTGGCCAGCGTTGAACCCGAGCTGGTCGAGTTCTTCACCATCACCAACGGCGGCTACAAGGACTACGTGGCGTCGTGGACCCTGGGCGCGGAGAACCCGCTAAAGCGCATGTTCCCGCTGCGCAAGCAAGAAGACAACCAGTGCAGCTTCCGCTACAAAGACCCGGCCACCTGCGGGTACAACGGGCCGAAGCCTACCTGTGACCTGACCCTGGACGGGGTGAACGGCTGCCGAGCGCATCAGAACACCAAGAACTACGGGGCGTACCCCGGCATCATCGTGCGAGGCTGACATGGATACCACTGGAGTTGTTGGGACGCCCTTCAAGTACGGTGGCCGAAGCCTCGCAGATGGGGCTCTCGACTGCTACGGGGTTGTGCGTGTGATGTCTGAGCGAGCAGGGAAGCAGCTTCCCGAGCGCAGCGTAAGTGAAGATCACAGACTGATTCATGCGATGATGGCGGGTCAGATGAATACCTGGAAGAAGCTCGACCGACCTGTACCGGGTTGCGTCGTGCTTTTTCGCATCAAGAAGATGCCCTGTCACATCGGCTACATGCTGGACGAGTTCGAGTTTATCCACGCCTGGGAGGGTTCCAATGGGGCCGTCGTTGAGCAGCTAAGCACCTGGGAAAAGAGAATTGAGGGCTTCTATGAATACGTTGGTTGAGACTGAGGTTGCAAAGCCACAAGTCCTCTTTATCTACATCGAAAACCCGATGCAGCCGGCAGAGTCGCGTGTTCTGGTAAGCCAGGACTATGACGCTGCGCGCACGCTCTCCGATTGCCTGGGTCCGCTCGAAGGCGACTGGGCAGTTTCTGTCTCTGGTCTGGTGATCCCTCGTGATCAGTGGCCAGAAGTTTTCCTGCGCGAGAACGACTGCATCGTGGTTGCCCCGCTGATTCTGGGCGGTGGTCAAGGCGGTGGCGGTAAGCAGATCATGCGACTGGTGGCCCTGGCCGCCCTGACCTACTTCACAGCAGGTGCTGCGGCCGGTGTTGCAGGTGCAATCGGTGTGACCTCTGCCGGTGGTATCGCTCTGGTGGGCGCGGGCATGATCATGGCCGGTACGATGGCGATCAACGCCCTCTTGCCGCCTGCACAGCCGAAAGTCCCAACCAGCGGCAACGACTACGACTCCAGCCCAACCTACGGCATCGACGGCCCGAAGAACATGAGTACCCGGAGCATCCCGGTACCGGTGATCTACGGTGAGTGCTGGTTCGCGGGCAACTTCATCCAGTCCTACATCGACAACGTGGGCGACGACCAGTATCTGAACCTGCTGATCAACGTCGGTGAAGGGCCAATCGAAGGCATTCAGGAAATCCAAGTCAACGATCAGCCGATGAACAACTTCGTCGGCGTCGAGACCTGGTTCCGTGACGGCTCCGAAAACCAGCAGATGATCCCGTACTTCGACGACATCATTGTGCCGGTCAACCGCAGTGTGAACCTGACCAACGCTGTGTACACCGTTCACACTGTAGAGTCGCCGGTCGATCGCCTGCGCCTGGACTTCGTGCTGCCAGCCGGTTTCAACCACCTGGACGACGAAGACGGCATGGTTGCGACAACCGTGCAATGGACTGCTGAGATTCGTGAAGTCGGTACCGGCGCATGGCAGCCGTTCACCGGTGGCGATCGTGTGCTGACTGTCAGCGGTAAGCAGATGTCGGCCGCACGCCGCAGCTATTACAGCCAGACCCTGGATCGGAACAAGCGCTACGAGATTCGCTGCATCCACAACCAGGCGACTGACGACAGCAACACCAGCAACAAGGTGACGCTCTCGGACGTCAACTACATCACCTTCGACGACATGACCTACAAGCACACCGCGCTGCTGGGCATGCGTATCAAGCTGTCCGATCAACTGAACGGTCTGCCAACGGTCAAGTATCGCGTCAAGGGTCGCAAGGTTCCGGTCTACAACGTGCTGACCGGCAACTACGTCGAGACCTGGACCGATAACCCGGCCTGGATCACCCTCGACGTTCTGATGAACAAGCGCTACGGCGGCCAGTTGTCTGCCAACCGCATGAAGATGGACTACTTCCGCAAGTGGGCGACCTTCTGCACTCAGAACAACCTCAAGTTCAACGGCGCCATCGACCAGCGCACCAACTTGTGGGACGCCTGCGCACCAATCTGCAAAGTGGGCCGGGCGCAGCTCGTTCGCTCGGGTACCAAGTTCCAGGTGTCGCTTGTTCGCAAGACCACACCGGTTCAGTTGTTCTCGATGGCCAGCGTCAAGAAGGGTTCGCTCTCCATCGACTGGATGGCCAGCGACGAGCGCGCCAACGAAGTGCATGTGAGCTACTTCGACAAGGGCGACCAGGGCAAACAGAAGACCGTCATCGTCGCCAACGAAGCAGCACGCGAGCGCGGTGAAGAAGCCCGGCCGACCGAAGTGACTCTGTACGGTGTGGACAACATCGATCAGGCCACTCGTGAAGGCACGCTGGCCATGAACATGCAGCAGCTCTTGCAGACCATCAGCTTCGAAGCACCAGTCGAAGCGATTGCCTGCACCCTGGGCGATGTCATTGCGATCCAGCACGACATGCCTGACTGGGGTCAAGGCGGCTTCACAGAAGTGGGCAGCACGAAGACCAAGCTTGTCATTGATCACCCTGTCTCCATGCCTCTGGGCGGCAGCTACGTGGTGCAGGTTCGCCACGACAGTCTGTTGCAGGGCACCTGGGAAGCAGAAGCGGTCGTGGGCAACATCGTCGTGCCGACTGGCCCGTTCAACGTCCAGATGTTTGATCGGTACCGTCGTCTCGTGACACCTGGCACCGGCAAGGACTACGAAATCGAAGAGCCTGTGATTGACCAGTTCGGTCGTCACGGTCTGCGGTTGTCTTCGACTGCCGGTATCAAAGTGGGCGACACGATTCAGTTGTGGGACACCAACGTCATTGAGACGCGCAACGTCGCAGCCTTTGACGGGGAGACTATGACGATCACCCCGACTGTCCCATTCAGCGCTGTCCCGCGTGCAGAGAGCCCGTGGGCATTCGGTCTGTATGAGTCTGTCACCCAAATGCTGACTGTGATGAACATCAGCGGCAAGGATGACATGTGGAAGCAGATCAGCGGCATCGAGTACAAGGACGACGCCTACGATGACACGGTGATCGACTACCGCCCTGACCCAACCAACACCAGCCCTGACATGCCGGTGGTGAACTTCAACGGGTTCAAGGAACGTCGCTACCTGATCGGCGCCAGCTACACGTCCGACATCGAAATGACCTGGGCTTCCGCGGACATCAATTACAGCTACTGCGAAGTCCACATCAAGATCGACGACGAGTCCTGGAAGTTCATGGACGCGAACGCCACCTTGTACACCCTGATCAACATCAGCTCGGGCAAGATTCAGCTCAAGCTGGTACCGGTGACCATCGAAGGCTTCAAACCGAACTTTGGATCCGTGCCGACCTACACCTACGAAATCGTGGGTGGGGTTCCTCGTGTCCCACCAGTGCCGCTCAACTTCCGCCCAGGCGTGATCACCGGCGACATCATCGAGCTGCTGTGGGGCGACCTGGATGCCTGGTCTGCCGCGCAGAACGTCTACAAGTACGAGGTGTTTCACGCCGGGTACAAGGACGCCCGCATCGAAGATGCTCAACTGATCGCAGTGACCGGGAACAACCACTACCCGCACATCGGTCTTGAGCGCCTGAGCTGGCACACATACTGGTTGCGTGCGACAAACACCCAGGCCAAGGACAGCAAGTCGCAGTTCGCCGGCCCGTTGAGCTTGCAGGTGATCGACAACGACCCATACGGTCTGGTCGACCTCACCAACATCGCCAACGACCTGCGCGAAGCAATCGACTATCCGAAGATTCTCGACGACCTGTCGGTGATCGTGGCCAACGCTACGACCAAGCTGGAAGAAGCGACCGACGAACAGAAGCAGGAAGTGTTCAACCGTGAGCAGGCGGTCGGTGATGTCCGGGCCTACGTGAACGAGACAGTCGGTGCAATCGCAGACGAGAACGAAGCCCAGGCAATCCGCCTGACTACCCTCGAAGCGACCACCAACGCCGCGACACAGGCCAAGATCGACGAGCTGACCCAAGTGGTCGTGAACGGCGACAGCAGCCTCGCGCAGCGTATCTCGCTGATGCAGGTGAAGTTCGCTGACGACCTCGCTGCCGGCTTGCTGGTAGAGCAGACAGCTCGTGCTGACGCAATCAGCGCCATCGCATCGCAAGTGACCACGCTGAACAGCACGGTCGGTGAGAACAACGCCAGCCTGCAACAGACCATGAAAGTGGTTGACGGCATCAGCGCCCAGTACACGCTGCGGGTGGACATCAACGGCATCGTCTCGGGCTTCGGTCTGGCAACGGGCGCCGGTGGTACTTCTGAGTTTGCGATCATGGCAACCCGGTTCAAGATTTACGGACCAGGCCCAGGCGGTACCGTCGTGAAGACTCCAGTCTTCTCGGTGAACACTGAAACCGGTGTTGCGTACCTGCGAAACGCGGTGGTTGGTGACTTGTCGAGCGACAACTACATTTCTGGTGTGTCGGGGTGGTGCCTAAAAAAGTAGGGTCCATCACCCTGGAATATGACCCGGGTGATGGGAACCTGATTTCTGAGGCTTTCGATGCAGAGTTCCACAACGCTCTGATCACCGGAGACATCAGCGCCCTGGAGGGAACATTCCAGGGCAGGCTGGACGTGAACGCAATCGACGCAGTGAGCCGGCTGAACATCGCCGGCCGGGCAGTAGCAGTGACCCAGGTGTTTGAGTCGGCCGGGATCGTGGGTCAGACAGAGGGCTTCAACGATGATGGCGTCTATCGAACCTTGATGGCCATCGTCATCGAAGTCCCCTACGGGAATGGGAGTGGTTGCTGGGCTGACGTGATGATGCAGTACCATGTGGTCGACTATAAGGGCGACGAGAACGCCGGTTTCCCTTGTCAGTACCGCATCTTGCTGGATGGTGTGCCCTACTTCACGAGCATCGCGGTGCCGTTTGGTAGCTTCTTCAACCGAAGCTGGGATCCAAACTTCATCCACCACATGCTGCTGTACCTCAGTGCCGGTCAGAACCATACCGTCGCGATTCAGTTCAGGTGGTTTGACCGAGACACAAACGTGTATCCTCGGTTCAGCGACCGGCGAATCCGAGTAGACATCATCAGGAAGTGACATGGCATTTGACACAACGAAAAACTATGCCGAGTTCGGGAACGCCTTCTTTCGAGGGCGTTTGAAGGGCGCCACTGGCACAGCAAGATTCAAGCTCACAGCAGGGTCGGTGAATGCGGTCGATACGATCAACATCGCCGGCAAGGCCGTGACCTATGACTGGCTGATTCAGTTTGGTGCGGCATCAGGGAGCGCAGGAGCTGTTCTCTATCAGACCGTGATCGACGTGATCGACGACGGCGTGTACATCGAATTCCTGGTCTACTGCGACACCAGAACCATTCTGCTGGACGGATCGTATCAGCCACTTGGCTACAACCGAAGCTTCTGGATCGACGGGGTGATGCAGCCGAACTATGTTGGCCACGATCCTGGGTTCAAGATTTGCCCGTACAACGCAGTTGTCCCGCTCGCCCGCGGTCAGCACGTTCTGCAAATTCGAGCCAACCAGCGAAGCAACGGTCAACTGCCGTCCCCAAACTCGACAGACGCCTACATCTTCTGCCGATACATTCGACGCACAGGGAGCGACATCTGATGGCTGGTGAAGCCGAAGCGCAATTCAACACCAACTGCTGGATTCGAGGACGCATGGTCGGGATGACCGGCACCTTCTCGGGCACCTTCAAAGCGGAAGAGGTGGACATCATCCAGTACGCCAACATCCGCAATGGCGCGGTGTCGTCGTATTCGCAGTTCAGCCGCAAGAAGTTCCCAGGCGAAACAGCGATCCAAGACATGACCTGGGTGGTCGCACCGGTACCCAATGCGCCAGAGGGGACTCTCGTGGCGTTCACCATCCCAGTGAGCGTTCGAATCCAGGGTACCGGCGCGATCATTCGGTTTCGACCGCCAAGGGTCACGCTGTGGCGAAATGGCGTGGTCATTCATGACGAAGTGTGGCGACTGCCCCTGAGCTATGACAGCCTGTTCTTTGCCCTGCGCTATATCGACCTCGACGTTTCACGGACAGAGCCGGTGACGTACCGAATCCTCATGCAGAACGGGGAGTGCGATAAGCGCTATCAGAACTCAGGCTCGGAGTTCTACACCGTGGACAGCCACAAGATTTCTAGCAAGGGCAAGGTGCTTACTAGCATCCGTAAAAAGTGATGTGTAAGATAAATCCATCTTCATTCAACCGAGAACTCACATGGTAAAGGGAACGATCTACAAAAAGTCTAATGGCCAGGTTGTCATGACCTGCCAGGGTCCAGACGAAAAGAACGTCGAGCTGCAATGTATTCTGGATCCAGATTACGCCGCATACGTCGGCGAAGAGATTGACGGTGATAAGTTCTACTTCAAGGACGGCAAACCTGTTCCTCGCACCCCGCTGCCGATCACGATTGAGCCGCGCCGCCCTGACTCCGTTGAAAGCGAAATGAAACTGGGCAAGGGCGAGCTGCTGCGCGTGACCGGTATCCCAGATGGCACCCGTCTGATCGCACCCGGTCAGATCGACTTCATCGTGGACGACGGCTTCTTTGAATGGGAGACCGACATTCAGGGCACCTACAACTTCACCCTCTACAAAGACCAGTCGTACACAGGAGTGACATTCAATGCCATCGTTGGGTAAGCACGACGCGCTGGCCTGGCGTGAGATTCGAGAAATCGACGACATCGAAATCGCCAGGAAGGTGCATGAGTACCGGGTCGATACCAGCAAGGGCGTGTTGCAGTTCGACCCAACCAGCAAAGACCGTATGTACATGATCTTGCAGACGATTAATGGCGGCGGGACCGTAGACTGGCAGATGGCCGATAACTCGACTGTGACGCTCGACTATGAATCGATGTCAGCCCTGATCGCTGAGGCTGAGTCTCTGGTCGGCCCTAAGCTAATCAGAGCGCACGACTACGCACAAACGCTCAAGACCCGCTTCAAGATCGGCGGACGCGTCACACAGCGCGAGGTCTCTGCCGAGAACTGGGTCTAGCACAAAGTCCTGGTGTACACTATCCCCCTATTTAGGGGGATTTTTCATGGCGTGGTATACCGAAGGGACGATCAGTCTCGTTCAGAATTCGAAGGTCGCTACCGGCACCGGGACCAAGTTCCTGGCCAACACTCGCTATGGCGACATCCTGTTTGTCAACGGCGAAGTCTACGAAATCATGGGCGCAGTCAATGACTTGCAGCTCAATCTGGTCAAGCAGTACACCGGCCCGACACAGCTCGAACAGCCGTACTCGCTGATCCGCAACATGACCAACGCCAGCAACTATGACCTGATGCGGGCCATCGACGAAATGCTAGGCGAGCGCAACACGCAGCTCAACCAGTTCACAGTCTGGTCCAGCGGTACCGTCAATGGCGGCCCAGAAGGCGACGGTCGGTACCCTCTGACCAACCGCTTCGGTGTGACGCAGCTCGTGTACTGCCCGGCCAAGATGGCGCAGTTGTCCGGTACCCAAAATCAAATCGACCTGACCCAGATTCAAACCGACATCACCAATATCCAGGACCTGCTCTCTGACTACGGCACTCTTGAGGCCAAGCTCAATGCTCTGGTGGGCGTGGACCTGGCCAAGCTGGGCGGTCAGCCGAAGAACGCGAAGCTCACTCAGATCAGCGCCATTGAAATGAAGCTGAACCAGGTGCTGGTTGCCAGCGGTGAAGAGACCTTCACTGTGATGGACATCAGTGACCGGGGCAAAGCTCTGATCGCTGCACAGACAGCGGCTGAAATGCGCTCTGTGATGGGCGTAGCAACGGGCGGGACCGGTTCGGGTAACTCGGGTAGCGGTGGTGTACCAGGACGTCGTGTAGCGATTCTGGGGACGTCTCTGTGCCAGTTGTGCAACTACGGTACCGCGACCGAAATCTCGATGACCAACCGTTCCTGGATTGGCTGGGCCGCAGTGCTGACCAACAACAAGATCATGACGCCAGTCTGGTATGACCGCGGTCTGTACCCAGGCTGGGAAGTGTCCGATCACGTTGGCGATCCACGAGGCTTCCGCGGACTGAACGCCGGTGTATCGAGTGACCACGCCGACAACATCTTCGACCGGGCCAGCTACCTGGTGGCGAACGTGGACTGCGAGTTCGTGGTCATGGACAGCGGCATCAACGACATCGGTGACAACAGCCTGACCAGCGATGCGATCAGCGCCCTTCGTGAGAAGACGGTCGACTACCTGCTCGCCAATGGGAAGACGGTGATCATGCTGACGCTGCTGAGCCCGGCTGCCACGTATTACCCAATCGGTTCGACACAGCGCCGCAAGATGGAGCGTGTGAACAACCGTGCCCGCGAGTTCGCCTTGCAGCGGAAGAACATGTACCTGTTCGACTGGACCGAGTACATGATGGACTTCAACGATCCGAACGGTCAGCCAAAGCCGCTGCACTCGGTCGACGGTCTCCACTTTGCGCCCCGCGGTGCCTTCGCTGTAGGTAAAGGTCTGGCCAAGCTGTTCAGCACCTTCTTGCCGGACGCACCGCGTGTAGTCTGGTCGCCAGAGGACATCTACGACTCGGTGTTGGCGCCCCAGGGCAACCTGATGACCAACAGCTTCTGCTACGGGCAGAGCGGTACGCTCGATGCCGGGGCAACGGGCAACGTCGCAAACGGTATGCGTGGCGGGATCAACAGCGGTGACGGCAGCGCGTTCTACGAGAAGCTGGCCCGCGCAGACGGTCGTGGTCAGTGGCAGCAGATCACGATCACACCTGGCACCACCGATACGCAAGCGCTGTTCCGTGTGACGGACATCACCCACGGTCTTCCAGAAGGAACCTGGGTCCAAGGTAGCGTCGAGCTGGAATGTGACGCCTGGGAATACTGGGCTGGCATCAACCTGCAAATGCGTGACCTCGCGGCCGGCGGCCTGACTTCGCACGCACTGAAATCCTACTCAGGGTTCCCGATGCCGGCCGAAGCCTGGTCTGGTACCATCATGACCCCAGCTTTTCAGGTGAAAGCTGGCGGACAATTGCGGTGGCGCTTCGAAGCGACCGCCCTGGGTAACGCAGTCGGCAAAGGCGTTGTACGAGTGGGCGCTGTTGGTCTTCGCGTAACAATCGATCCGAAAATCATCGTCAACGCGAGGTAAGCATGGCCTGGTATAACGCAGGAACAATCGCAGTCGTTGCGGGCAGCAAGAAAGTGACAGGGACTGACACCAAGTTCCTGAGCAACGTCAACCGCGGCGGCATCCTGGTGATCGGCACTGAGCTGTGGATCATCAATGACGTGAAGAGCGACTTTGAGCTGGAGCTGCGCGAGGCGTACACCGGCGCGACTGCTTCGGGTATGACCTACGAAATCATCCTGGACTGGGTAAACCCCGATCCAGATGGCCTCGCACGCCGCATCGACGACTTCTTGACCGATCGCCAGCGCACGATGGATGAATTCGTCCGCTGGGTGAACGGCAAGTACAACGACGGCCCAGCGAAAGACGGCAAGTACCCGCTCACAGACCGCTACGGCGTCGTCACGCTCGTGAAGAGCCCGGAGCGGATGCAGTACGAGGCTGGAGGCGGAACGGGCGGTGGTGGAGGCGGTGCAGACCTTGCTGGCGCCGGTATCATTCTGGCCAGCGACTTCGGAGTGCTGGGCGGCGGTACCATCGACGAAACCGACAACATCAACGCAGCGCTGGTGGCCGCACAGAACGCGGGCGGTGGCGAAGTCATCGTGCGCAGCAAGAACGGCACCGACAAAATCTACATCAACGGCCTGATCGCCATTGAGTCGAACAACACCAAGCTGACCTTCGTGAGCGACATCAACTACGGCAGCCAGGGCTGGATGCGTATCAGCGGTGGGCTGGCCGAGATTCGCCGCCCAGGTCAGATCGAACTGCTCAAGCTACGCCTGCCCAGCTACGCGAATGCAGACGGCTACATGGTCTTGCCAATGCGTGAGGGCAACGGTGGGTTCCTGAAAGTAGGCGATCGGATCACCATTCGTGGTGAGAACGACAAGAACGGCCGAGTCATCGACAAGCAGATCACCATCGTGACAGCGATCAATGGTGACGACGCCATCTGTTCTGACGAGCCGGACTACACGTTCCAGCCTGTGTACCCTGACTCCGAGTTTGAGGACGACCACACTACCGGTACCACAATCTCGATCAGCGTCTACTCGGCAATGACCGCTGACTGCAAGAACACCGACGTGATTCCTGTGGTCGACAGCACCGGCTTCTTCGCCGGCGACCTCGTGTACATCAGCGACAGCCGTACCGAGAAAGACATGATGGCGCCGGTCGTGACGAACCTGCTGTCTGCCGCGAACATGGAAATCATGCGTATCGCCGCAGTCGAGGGCAACAACCTGCGCATGGAGCGAGCGATTCGTCGTGAGTATCTGACTGTCTGGGCGGGCGGTGTCGTGAAGATGGACGCCGTTCAGAACAGTCACATCAAGCTGCGCAACGTCTACTGGACTGGTGTTCAGCCAAATCGTAAAGCACACGGCATGGCCATCAACTACGGCGCCAACTGCACCACGAAGGTCGACAACATGTACGGTCGTGGCGGCCGGAAGGGTATCGGTATCCGCATCGCCTACAGCTACGACTGCCACGCCATCGAGTCGAAGGTCTATGACGCCTACAGCTTCGCATCGGCTGAGGGGTACGGGATTTCCCTGTATTACTCGACCCTGTGTTCTGTGCGCAACTGTCACGCCGCCGGCAACCGTCACAACATCCTGTTGCAGACCGTGACAAGCTGCGACGTGTTCGACAACGTGTCCAATGACGACTACATCAGCGGGATCGACTTGCACGGCGCCGGGTCTGTGGATTGCCGGGTCATGCGTAACCGTCTCTCTCGTTCCAAGTCCTACGCTGACGGTGTAACCAACGGCGGCGCGATTCGTAACGGCAACACTGCGCACACCATCGGCGACCACAACACGCTGATCGCGGACAACTACATCGAAGGCTATCTGGACACCAAGTGCGCAGCCATCGACGTGTCGCCGTCTTCGAACGGTGTGATCGTGCGGAACAACGACATCGTGGATTGCCAGGTCGGCTTCCGTCACTATCGGATCGGCAGCTCGATCAGCCCGAGCCAGTTCAGCGACCGTGTAATCCTCGACGGCAACACCTACACCCGCGTTGCCCAGATTTATGACGTGGACAACTACGCCAACTCGTTCATCAACGAGCTGGTGTGCATCAACGAAAAGTCGGTCGACAACATCCAGCACTTCGTGATCAAGAAAATCCCGAAAGTCCTGATGATGAACTGCAAGATCATCGCACCACGCATCACCCCAGGCGCCCACGCATTCGACATCACCGGTGTGGCCAACCTGAAAATGTACGACAACTATGCCGGTGAAGCTGCACGAGGCATTCGAGTCACGAGCTGCGCGGTTGCAAAACTCGTTCGCAACATGCTGGGCGATACCAACGAGAACATCGGCGTGGTCGATGGCGGGGGTAACGGTCAACTGATCAACCTCCAGAACACCGATGAAGTCGTGGGCGGTGGTTCGGGTGGCGGTGGTACCGCTGTGAAGTGTCAGCGTGTTCTGGGTACTCTGCCGGCCGACACCAACAGCACCGAGACTGTATCGCTGAACAACAGCACGCCGGTGATCACCGCTGGTCTGACTGCGATGCAAGCGAGCCTGCCGGTGACAGTGGGTAGCTTCGTTGAAGTGACCGCAGTCATCCCGTATGTGAGCATGGGCGGGTCTTCGGGCGCGTGTGTCGCGCATTTGTGGGCAGACGGGGTTCGTATCGCGACAGCAGTGAAACGTCTCACAGCGAGCGGTGGGGGTGTCAACAGCGGGGGTGAAGACTTCGTGCTGATCGGCAGCGTCACTGCGAGCGAGCCGATTCTGGACCTGGTTTTGAAAATCGGCGCCTCTGATGCCGCGAACAACGTGATGCTGAACAACAAGCTGAACGGCAGCACGCAGCCATACATGATCATCAAGGAATATCAGAACTGATCTAATGCCCACCAAATGGTGGGCTAAGTCAAGCCTGAGCTGTATCATAAGCCACCACCACAACACACACGCTTTGGAGTCCAGAAATGGCTGACATGATTGACGACACCGCGATCCAGACTACTTGGGTGAGCGCCCATGCAGCCGCTGGACTCGTCGGCGGTGCTGCACTGACCATCCAGAACAAGGGCGCATACCCCGTGCTGGCCATGATTCGCAACGAACAGCCGGCCGCCGGCACTGTCTCTGGCTTCCGCATTCGTCCGAACGAAGTGTGGTCCAGTGACCTGGGTGACACTGTTTGGCTGCGCGCCGAAGGTGGCACTTCTTACATGAGCATTCAGGGGTAAGTACAGATGGCACTCAAGCAAATCTATCCAGGTGCAGGTAGCGGCGGAGGTGGTGGCGAAGGTCCAACCGACGAGCAGCTTGCCCAAATTGGCGGCGTAGCGAACGACGCCAAGAACATTGCCAACGGCGCCAAGACTGTCGCCGCGGACGCTGCTGTCAAAGCCGATGCCGCCAAGACTGCTGCTGACGGCTACTCGGGCCAAATCACCGGCGCTGTGAGCAAGGCTGACGCAGCAAAGGCCGCCGCAGACGCCGCTGCTGCTGCTGCATCGACTGCCTCTGGCAAAGCTGATGCCGTAACTGCGACCGCAGCCGATGCCAAATCCAAAGCAGAAGCGGCACAAAGCGCTGCAACGACTGCATCCGGTAAGGCTGATGCTGCAAAGGCGACCGCTGACGGTCTGGATCAGCGCGTAACCGTAGCAGAAGGTAAAGCGACTGCTGCCAAGACTGCTGCTGACAACGCGACCGCTTTGGTTGGCGCTGCATCGAGCAAAGCAGATGCTGCCAAGACTGCTGCGGACGATGCTGCTGCGCTGGCCGGCAGTCACGAATCCCGAATCGATGCAGTTGAAAGCACCGCGAACGGCTTCGGTACCGCAATCAGCGAAGCGAACGCCAACTCTGCTGCCGCTCGACTGACCGCAGACAACGCCTACAGCCTGGCTGACGGTCTGTCTGACGCTGTAGAAGATGCAACTGCTGCGACCAACGCCGCTGCTCAGGTAGCCGCGACCGCAAAAGCAACTGCTGACACCACGAAGACTGCCGTTGACACGTTGAAGATCACCGTCGATGCCAATGGTGTGGCCATCAATGCCAACGCCAACAAGATCGAGCTGGTCGAAGACAAGGCTGACGCTGCATCTGCTGCTGCATCCGCGGCTACCCAGGCTGCAAACGACGCAACCACTCTGATCAGCGATACCGCTGACCGGATCGACCTGACTGACGATGCAGTTGATGCTCTGACCACTCGCGTTGCTACCCTGGAAACCAACGGTGGCGGTGGCGGTACTGGTCCAGCGTATGACGACACCGCGATCAAGGGTCGTGTAACCAGCCTGGAGGCCGCTGACGTTGATATGGATGGCCGCGTGGACGCTCTCGAAGCGGACAACACCGTCAACAAGTCGGACATTGGTGTTCTGAAAGCAGCATCGGCCGCAGCCGGCGCCGCAGTGCCAATGGAATACCTGTCTGTCTGGGGCGACAGCCGCACAGCACAGAACTGGAACAGCTCGGGCAGTGCAATCCTGGCCCGCGGCTATGCCTTCTGGGCAGAAGCGTTGTCTGGTCGTGTGCGCGCTCACCAGAAGTACAACTTCGGTGTATCGGGCGACTCGATCCAGCAACTGCTCGACCGTATCAACAACGACACCGCGAACGCGGCCGGCATCAAACCTTCTCAGGTTCCGCCAAGTCACGCAGTTCTTCACATCGGTACCAACAGCATCAACTCCGGTGTGAGCGTCACCAACTGCATGGCTCAGCTCAACCAGATCATCAACTGGCTGATGGGTAAAGGCCACACGGTCTACGTCGTCAGCGAATGGCCTCGTGGTCTGACCGCAACCGGCAACGCAATGCTGACTGCCGACAATCAGAAGATCATGTACGGCTACGCTCGTGAAATTCGCAAGCTGACCCGCACCAAGAAGATCAAGGTGATCGACGCCTGGCCGGCAATGGCTGATCCGACTCTTTCGACTGCACAGCCTCGTCTGGGCTACCTGAACGGCGATGGTCTACATCCGTCGATCGGCGCCGGCTTCATCACTGGCAAACTGATCGCAAAGGCTTTGGAAGAGAACAACGCTCACAAGATCGCATTCCCACCAGGCTCTCAAGACCTGTACGATGCGGTAAGCAATAAGGAAGGTTCGCTATCGCCCAACCCAATGCTGCGCGGCACTGGCGGTGTTCTGGGTACCGGTGCTGCAACCGGTGTTGCTCCAGACGGCTGGACAATCACCCCAGGTGGCGGTCTCTCTGCTGTTGGTAGCCAGGTTACTGTCACGATGCCTGACGGCACCAAGCGTGAAGCCTTCCGTATCGTGATCAGCGGCACGGCAAGCTCCGCTAACGCCAACGTCTACGTTCGCATCCCGAACACCTCTCGGGTTGCAGTAGGCGGCCCTTGGACCGGCAAGATCGCTGATGGCGACATCATCGAAGGCTGGGCGGAAATCATCGTTGCAGACGGCTTCCAGAACCTGAGCAACGTAACCTGCAACATCGCTTCGAACACCACGCCTTTGGGTGTACAGGGCGGTCTATACACCGGGGGCGGTTCGACTGGTGACTTGCAGTGGCCTGAGAACTTGAAGCAGGGTTTCTCGGCCATCTTCCGTTCGCCAGAGCTGCTTGTAACTTCGGCTCACACCACGTTCCAGTTCGAAGTTCGCCCTTACTTTCTGGAGACCGGTCTGCCTTGCAGTCTGACTCTGGACATCCTGTCGGCCGGCGTTCGCAAGAAAACTGCCCTCGCGTAACACAACCGCAATGCGAAAAGGGAGCCACTTGGCTCCTTTTTTGTTGTCCATTAAAAAGACCTGATAGACTATCTCCATCAAACATACCTCTCGTGGGAAGCCAGCATGACTTCTGTCCAATTCACACACCCAAAAGGTGCCGAATTTTGAGCACATCTACAGACATCACACTTGAGGGGTTGAGCTTGAAGATCGCGCCACCCGCAGCCGTAAGCGGGGCAGTCATGTTGGGCATGACTCCGGCACAATGGATCACAGCGTTGACACTCCTGTACCTGGTCATGTCGATTGGCCTGTTGATCCCCAAGTATTGGGCACAGTTCAGAGATTGGCGTAACGCCTGGGCTGAATCCCGCAAAATCAAAAAGGCTGCCAGGGAAGCGGTCAAAGAAGCCGACAAAGAGGTCTGAGCATGGAACTCAAGAAGAAGATTATCGCGTCGGCATTCGCAGGCGTTATCGGCGCCGCTGCAACCTTCATTCAGCCGGAAGAAGGTATCAAATTTCAAGCTTACCAGGACAGTGTGAAGGTCTGGACCGTTTGCGTTGGCCATACTGGCAAGGATGTAGTCAAAGGTAAACGCTACTCCCAGGCTGAGTGTGACGCTCTGTTCAAGTCTGACATCTGGATCGCCATGGAAGGCGTTCTCAAAGCCACTCCCAACGTCAAGCTGCCGGAGCCGGTTCTGGTCAGCTTCACCAGCTTCGCGTTCAACGTAGGTGTAGACAAGTTCCGAACGTCCACGATGGCCAAGCTCGCGAACTCCGGTGACTTCGTTGCTGCATGTCACCAGCTCCCGAGGTGGAAGTTTGCAGGCGGCTACGACTGCTCTGTGCGCTCGAATCAATGCTACGGCGTGTGGACACGTCGCCTCCGTGAAGAGACAAACTGCATGAGTGCCTTCAAATGATGAGAGTAATCGTTGTCCTGCTGATCGCCATCATCGGTGTCAGCGCTGCATGGCGGGTAGACAATTACAAGGCCAGGGTGAAGACCCAGGACCAGGTAATTGAAAACCTGCAAGACTCAATCAAGCGCGACCAGCAAACGCTTACCGAAGAACGTGCGTGGGCCAAGAACCGGGAAGAGGTGATTGGCGCCCTGCTCCAGATCGGCAAAGACATGCAGGTCATGAGAGAAGAGGTTGATCTACAGAATCGGGAGCAGCAGAAGACGCTCCAGGAGTTGGTGAGAAATGACAAGGCTATCCAGAAGTACATGGCTGCTGCTGTGCCTCCTAAGCTCGGCGTGCAGTACGAACGCCCCGCCACAACCGACCCTACGCAATACAGGCCAGGTGGAGGCGTGCGCGCTGACCCCGTGCCCGCTGCCGGGAAGAAAGCCGCCCCTGTCAAATGAAGACTGGACGCGAGCGGTTGATGATCTGGAAGGCGCATTAAAGGCTTGCTCGATCCAGGTGCTTGAGTGCATAAAGGTTCAGAGCATCGGCAGCCAGGGCGACAGTTCGAAACTGCTGATCATGCCGGTAGAGGTCAAGACACCTACACCGGCATTGAAGAAAACGAAGTCCCCGCCAATGAAGTAAGGAATTACCATGTCCGGTAACCAGAGTCGCCTCAATCGTCAAGCGCGCCGCGCACAAGCTCGGAAAGAAGCGGACAAGAAACAGGGCAAGCAATTCCCTGATCTTGTCCAACGTCAGAACGAGCTGGACGGAAAACTGGAAGCAGCAATGAACCGAGTTCGGTTCGGACCTCTGGAAGCGCGTAATCAGGCGCAAGGCCAACTGATCAGCACCTTGGAACGCAGTCGTCTCACCTTCATTGGCGGGCCGGCCGGTACCGGCAAGACCTTCATCAGCGCCAGCATGGCCTGCGAAGCGCTTGAAGCCGGTGAAGTCGAGAAGATCATCATCACTCGTCCGATGGTGGGCTGCGACGAAGAAATGGGCTTCCTGCCAGGCACAGAGTGGGAGAAATTCCAAGCCTGGGTAGGGCCGATCCTGGAAGTTCTCGAAGGCAAGCTGGGCAAGAAGAAGGTCCAGACCTACGTCGAGTACGGCAAGATCGTCGGCAAGCCTCTGATGATGATGCGTGGGTCGACCTTCCGTGACGCCTACGTGATCCTCGACGAAGCGCAGAACACAACCCCGGGCCAGATGAAGATGTTCCTGACTCGAATCGGTAGCGGTAGCCGGGTGATCGTCGATGGTGACGTTGACCAGTCTGACCTCAAGCTGCGCAATGGCGAAGTGAATGGCCTGGCAGATGCTCTGCACAAGCTGCGCAACAGTCACAGCGCCTCCATGTTCAACTTCGAGGAAGCCGACATCGAGCGCGACGAACTGGTCCGCGAAATCGTGATGGCGTATCGGACGAATGGCGATCGACTGACCATCGAAGATGAATCGGTCGAAAGAGAGGTTCCGGCCATCCTTGAGGCAGCCTAAATTGGGCGCCAACCCACCCCTTTTATATAACTCTTATTCTTGTATCTGAGTTATTAAATAGGGGTGGGTTGGTCTTGGAAATCCAGGCTCCGGTATCAGCTTTCGCCTCATAGACAACCCTTACGCTCGCTTCTATCATTGCAGCTCGACACACGCAGAGCGCTCCCGCAATGAACTCTCAAATCCCAGGTTACGATTGGTCCGGTACCGACTGTGACGGACTAGCTCTTCGATTCATCCCTCTGAACCTCCTGCAAGAAGAACCCGAGCTGGCCACGACCAAGCATTGGGACTATCGCTTCATGCACCCCACGCAAGCCACGCAGACCTACGCCCACGCATACGCCGCCGCCCTCAAGCGAGCTGTCAGTCGTCGCACTGACATCTGGAAGGGACTGAACATGAAAGGCTTGAAGAGCCCGGTGATCTTCGAGCTGGCCCCAAACGCAATCACCGGGTTCTGGAAAGGCCGTCAGATGGCAGACCGCATCGGGTGCCCTTACGACTTCTATTGTGAACACGCGATGCTGTTCGCAGACAAAGCCCGGATGCACTACTTGCCCCAGTCGAGCGGCATGTACACCAGGACGGTCCCTGAGCGTCTTGAGGGGCTTCCGAGCATGGTCGAGTACATCGTTGAGCGTTGGGTAGCGCGGACGTCCCACAGCAACTTCTACGCGACCCACGAAGCGTATCTGGCCGACAACTACGTGGGTGGGCCAGATCAGATCGACTACCTCAACTGGCTGTTCGACAGGATCAAGGGCAGCAACATGCCAGAAGGCGTGCTATGCACCATCATCGAAAAGGGTCAGATCAGTCGCGAGCAAGTGATGACCGCGTTCCCGCAGACAGGCAATGACCTGTACTCACGGGCGATGCGACTCTGCCAATAGCTTCTGATTCGGGCAGCGCGTATGCTGCGCACTCTTTTACGCATCACTCAAACGGAAAATTCAACCATGCAAGACCAAGACAATAAAGTTGTCCCATTTGATCGGGACAAGAAGAACAAGAAGCCTCTCGACACCCGCAACGGGCACGAGACGATCCTCAAAGGCTTCATTGTTCGTCGCGAAACCATCGCACTGAACCTCATGAACGGCAAGATTCACACAGGCAGGGTCACGCAGTTCGACAACTACACAATCACCATTCAGCTTGAAACGGGTCGGCTCAAGACCTTTTACAAGCACTGCATCGAATCCTTCAACACCGCTCAAGTCTGAGGTCAACCATGTCCACCGAACACGAAGAGATTCAAACCTCTTTGGCGGACCAATTGGCTCGTCAAATGGGTATGACGTCAGAGATTGACGCCGATGACATGGAAGAAATGGAAGAGCAGTTCGAAAGCGTCATGCAGATGGCGTCGAAGATCAAGCCTCTGCCCAAGCTGAGCGAAGATGAAATCCCGTTCGAGTTCGACGCCGACTTCCAGACGAAGATCGCAATCCTCTGCTGCCGGGATGAAGTGTTCTACCGTCGCTGCGAAGGTCTGGTGAAGGCTGAATACTTCGAAGACAGGGCGCAGGCTGCCCTGGTTCACATCGCCGCTTCTTATCACGAGCGCTACAAGCGTTTGCCAGAGCGCAGCGAATGGACAGAGCTGATCAAGGACGCCAAAGCCGAGAAGGTCATTCGTGACGATGACATCCCAGGCATGGTCGCATCGCTCAAGCACATCCGATCGGCACCGCTGCCGGCTCGTGATTACGCTGTAGACAAGGTGGCCGGGTTCGCAAAGAAGCAAGCGATCCAGATGGCCTATCTCCAGACAATCCCAATGGTGGAAAAGGGTGAACATGAGAAAGCACAAAAAATCATGCAGCTTGCGTTTAACACAGGCGCGCAGGCTGTCGTTCAAGACAACGACTACTGGAACGACCTCGAAACCCGAACCCAATATCGACGAGACGTTGAAGCCGGCCTGATCAAGAAAGACGGCATCACCACGGGTCTTCCCAAACTCGACAAGATGCTCTACCACAACGGGTGGGGTCGCAAAGAACTGTCCGTGATCATGGGCGGTGCCAAGAAGGGCAAGTCAACGGGTCTGCTGCACTGGGCACTGGCTGCATCACAGAAGGGCTACAACACCCTGTATGTGACGCTCGAAGTAGCCGCGAAGATCATCATGGAGCGGATGGACGCCAACGTCAGCGGCATCGACATGAGCGACCTGACTGTCAAGCTGAACGAAGTCGAGAAGGGCGTGAAAGACCGCGCTGGCATTCGCAAGCCAGGCGTCTTGAAGGTCACAGAGTTCGCATCCGGCACCATGACTTGCGCCGACCTGCGCAAAGTGATCGAGTTCTACCGTGCCCAGGGCATCATCTTCGATTGCATCGTGGTCGACTACGCCGACATTATGGCTGCCGAAATCAAGTCGGGTAACGACATCAACGAATCGAAGCAGGTGTGGTTGGGTCTGCGAGCGATTGCCCACGAAGAGAACGTGGCCATGCTCACAGCGACACAGACGAACCGAGCAGGCTTCACAGCAGACGTGGCCAAAGCAGAACACGCCGCAGAAGACTTCAACAAAATCCGTATTGCCGACTTGGTGTTGACCATCAACCGCACGGACGAAGAGAAGACGAAGGGCGAGGCCCGGCTGTACTTCGCAGCGTCACGTAACCAAGCAGGCGAGTTCACCCTGAAAATCAGCCAGGACCTGGGCAAGATGCGCTTCATGACCGGCATCCTCGAAATCTCCTGACACTCCCCGCGATAGACCAGACTCAAGCGTGCATACTCGCGCTTGAGTCATTCAAACATAAGCACGCAGCGAGATTCCCATGAACCAGTTCGCTCACCTCTTCGAGTTCACGGACCTGGGCCAGATTCTGGTCGTCAGGGACACGAACGACGGCGACGATGACGAAGGCACAGTGCCTTGCATCAAGATCAGCTTCACCACTCCCGACACCGGCTTGAACGTCATGAAACTCCTTTTCAGCGATGACAAGGAAGACGAGCGAGACGAAGCCTTCAACAAGCTGGCCGACCCGGCCGCCATCTACGCAATGATGAAAGAGCAGATCGCCAAGCTGTCTGGCATGTTCGTCTCTGATGTAGAGGTGGATGACGATGACGACTAAGTGCGATCCGAAAGTGCCGTGCAAGCAGTGTGCGTTCCGTCGAGACATCGAACCCGGTGCCCTGGGCGGCAGCGAGCCAGAGGTCTACATCGGTCAAACCAACGGCCCGTTCTATATCCCCTGCCACTGTCACTACACCAGCGACACGCCCAACTGGAAGGCTCAAGCGATGCAGGCACCGCAGTGCGCCGGTAGCCGGGTGTTCAGAGCCAACATCGAGAACACCAATCACCCTTCACTCCTGGGCCTGGAAGCGAATCACGAGCTGGTGTTCAGCAGCGCGGCAGAGTTCATCGCGCACCATCGGCAGATCAGCATCGAACAGGCGAACGATCAGCTCGCCAAATACCCACCTGACCTGCTCACGCAGATCGAACTGAGCAAGGCAGAAGTAAGGAGAAAGACGTGAAGACCAAGACCAATGGCAAAGAGCTGAAACAGTTCTGGAACGAGGGCGAACCCTGGTGGCCGAAAGACGGCTTTGTCGAGGGCGACTGCTACGTGGTCAACGACGAAGAGAAGGACGACTCTTGGGAGCCGCTGTCGGCCGCAGACACTGATCAGATCACCATCATTGCTGGCTGCATCTGTGACGGCACCGGTACCGATGAAGGACGTGACTTGCAGACCGTGTTCCGTAAGTGGCGCAAGTCGCTGACAACCCGGATTCTGCTCGTTGAAGTGGCCGCAGAGAACTTGGACGAAGTGATCTACGGCATCAAGCGTGGGAAGGGCAAGATCATTTCTTGATCCCAGGTCTTCCCAGACCCACGATGTTATCGTTACAACTCAAGCACTTAGCGAGGTGATGTATGTTGAAAGTAGGAGAACGTGCAGGGTTTGTTATCTCTGCAACTGGCGCAGGCGGTGAGAACGGCGGTACCGTCAAACTCGTCGGCTACGGTGTGTACGAGGGCGAGTTCATCCCGCCAGTTGAAATCAGCCCAAGCATGAACGCTCTGTGTATCCCGAACCCGCGTATCAAGCTCGACAGCGGGCAGGTTGCATACGGCTTCGAGGGCTACTGGGGCTCCGAAGAGAAGTTCAAGGAGTTCGTCGGCAAGCACGCGAACGTGGTCAACGTTGACATCGACCAATATCGCAAGGAGAACCCACAGTGAGCGACGTACCTCTGCTCAGCACCGGCGCCCCAGCAACCCTGGGCACGCTGCTGGAAATGTGTCAGATCACTTTCGGTGAAGACTCCGGCTCGGTCGACTACCTCAAGGAGAAGATCGCGGAGTCTCCGAACGGTGCCGACGAAGTGGTCATTGCTGACGAGCGCCAGACGATTCTGCTTCTGGCCAAGTTGCACGACATGAAGCTTCACCTGACTGGTGAAGGCAACGTTGTGCCAAAAGTGATCGACTGATGGCCGGCTCAGGCAGTGACGAAATCGAAGACCTGATTGATATGGTCGACATGGAAGACTTCCTGGGCTTTGAGAGCATTGATTATCGGGTCACTCGCGGGCGATCCGGTACTCAATTGAACCTTCGTGAGTGCCCACGCTGTGGGGGCCGCGACTGGAAAGTCTACCTGAACGCCGAAACGGGTTTGGGTAGCTGCTTTCAAGGCTCATGTGCAGGCGAGCCAGGGTTCAACAAGTACAGCTTCATCTGGCACCTGAACGATCGCAACCACAAGGATACGATTCAGGTTCTCAAGCGCTACGCGGGTAGCCTGGGCTGGCGGCCGAAGAGTGCGAAAGCTCCGCGCCCACCAGACGAAAACCCCGAAGAAATCACAATGCCTGACAGCATCGAGCTGCCGATCAAAGGTCGCACGCTCAAGTACCTGTCAGATCGCGGCTTCGATGCAGCGATGGCCGAGTATTTCGGCTGGCGATTCAGCAAGTCAGGTGTGTATCGCTACACCCTGCACGGCGAAGAGAAGGAACAGAACTGGTCGAACCGTGTTGTGATCCCGGTGTTCGGGGTTGACGGCAAGCTCGTGACGTTTCAGGGGCGCAGCACAGAGACAGACCCGTTCCAGAAGTACCTGTTCCCACCAGGGCTCGCAGGCGCCGGTCGCTTCATCTACAACGCGCACAGAGCTGTGGGCTTGAAGGAAGTGGTTCTGTCAGAGGGCGTGTTCGACGTTGCAGCGGTCAAGAAGGCGTTCGACGAAGACATCACGTTCAAGGACGTGGGCATCTGCGGGACGTTCGGTAAGCATCTGTCGATGGCAGAGAGCGGCGCCGAGAACGATCAGCTCAGTGACCTCAAGTATCTCAAGAGCCAGGGGCTGGAAGAAATCACGATGATGTGGGACGGCTCAGCGGACGCTGTGCTTGCAGCGGTGAAGACCGGGCTGAATCTGCGCAGCTACGGTTTCAAGGTGAAGCTCGCGATCCTGCCGCTGGACAAAGACCCCAACGAAGTAGACACGGAAGTTGTGCGACAGGCATTCGTCAAGGCGAAGGTGCTAACGCCGCTCACCGCCGCTTCGATCATGTCAAAATTCACTTTCTCGCAGTAATACACAGGACAGAAGAACATGGCATCAATCACCCCATATACGCTCGATAACCTCGACTCAACGAAGGTGATTGACGTTACGTGGAACATCATTCGACCATTCTCGCCAGACGACACGCGCCCGGCGCGCATGACCGTTTCTGACCTGCACTCTCAGCATGGTGAGTTCGTTTCATCCATGATCACTTGTGTTCACCCTGATGGCGGCAAGTTCTGGGAATCTATGTTCATCCCAACCAACATGACGGGCGGCACAGGTATCTCGATCACTCGCTGGGGCAAGCAAGCGACACGCGGGCAGATGCAAGCGAAGGCTGTGTCAGAGCATGAGTGGTACAAGACAGTCAAATCGAAAGCAGTCTCAGGCGGATACGAGGTCAAGAACTTCGTCGGCCGGCAGACGCCTCTTTCGAGTGATCACCAGTTCGTGAAGCTGCTGCATGAAGACGCGGCGGTACCGACTCTTCCAGCGTTCGCTTTCTCGCCATTGCAGAAGAGCGTTGTCGGCAAAGCAGCCGGGCCAGAAGGGTTGGGCTACGTGATGGGCAAAGCCCTGGCCAATATCATTCCAACCGAACAGTTCATGCGCAACATGGCAACGAGTGGTCATGATTGGCTGAACGCCGTAGCAGCCGCAGCAAACGGTCTGGCCGTTGAATCAGCCGATGTGGTTGCAGGCTTTCTGAGAGGCGTAGGCGAGCATGGCAATCCCACCGTTGCCCAGGTCAGCAAGAAAGGCGTTGTGACGCCACCAGAGCCGCAGATAGATCGCGAAGAGGTCTACGGTGGTGGATGGGGCGCGTTCGGCTGATACAGGCCACCAGAAGCTCCCAGCGCACAGCTTTTATAATGTGCGCTGCAACACTCAAACACGAGAATCAAACAATGACCGAAGTCGTCGAAGCGGAACTGATCCCCATTTACCCGATTGAGCAATCAATGAACGGGCGTAATGGCATGTACATGTTCTGCGAACAGCGCGGGCAGTCTGTGAGTTACGCGGTCTGTCTGCACACGCTGCGCCGGATCGAAGCGAACTCGCTGCCCGCTGAAATCGCAGTCGAGTGTCAGCGCGGGTATTGCCACAACAATTGCCCTGCGAAAGTGATGAAGGCGGAAGAAGTCGCAGCCGGTCACGCGCTGTACTGGAAGCCTATGCGTCGTCACATCACCGACCCAACCCCAGTCGAAGAGCGCAAGTCTGGTGCAACCAGCAGCGGCAAGTACGACATGAGCAGCGCCAGCTACGCACGAGGCTGGGCAATCGGTGGCGGGGCCGGCGAGCAACGTGATCGTCCAGCGCCCAAGAAGCGCACCCCACCGCCAGCACCGAAGCCGAAGTCTGGCTTCATCGAAGCAACCAACGCCGATCTGGTCAACGCTGTGATGGCTGACGACAAGAAGGCAAAGGCTGCGCCGAAAGTAGAAGCAGCACCCGTCAAACCCTCAACTCAACCAATGCGCCCGGAACCAGGTGAGTCGATGCCCGACTTCATCAAACGCCGCGCAGCAGCACTCAGGGCTTAACCGATGAATTCGACACAAATCTATAGCGCGATTGAACAGATCGCGGCCGAACCTTCGAAGAACGAGAAGGAGAAACTGGTCAAGCAGTTCATGGAGGACGACGAGTTCCGTGACGTGCTGCGCCAGGCTCTGGATCCATTCATCACTTTCGGCATTCGTCCGAAGCGTCATGAAGGTGTTGCTGGTACCGGCACCACCGACATCGACACCTACGCAATGCTGAACAAGCTGGCAAGTCGCTCGCTGACTGGTGCAGCAGCAGCGCTGGCCGTCTCTACCGAACTTGCACGTCTGGACGCCGGTAGCAGCGAGCTTCTGTGGCGCATCATCAACAAAGACCTCAAGGCCGGCTTCGGTGAAAGCACTGTCAACAAGGCGCACAAGGGCTTCTTCAAGTCGTTCCCGTACATGCGCTGCTCGCTGCCGAAAGACACTGACCTGACCAAGTGGCCCTGGGAACAGGGCGTGCTGTCGCAGCTCAAAGCCGATGGCATGTATGTGAACGTCAACGTCGAGCAAGACTCGGTGCAGCTCTCGACACGCCAGGGCAACCCGCTGCCGCTGAAAGGCTTCGAAGCGCTGGTCGCTGAACTGTCTGTTTCTATCAAGAGCGACACGCAGTCACACGGTGAGCTGTTGGTGTTCAACGCGAAGCTGGGTCGTCATGAAGCGCGTGAGATTGGCAACGGCCAGTTGAACCGTGTGATCCAGGGCGGCGAGTTCGACGAAGGCTGCTACCCGGTGCTGGAACTGTGGGATCAAATCCCGCTGAGCGCTGTAGTGCCGAAGGGTTCGTACACCGTTCCCTACGTCAGCCGCCTGCGTGCGCTGAACGCACAGCTCCGCACCGGCAACGCCAAGCTGATCAGCGTGATCGAGACACGGGTCGTCAAGTCCCTGAAAGAAGCCTATCAGCACTACGCCGAGAAGCTGAAAGAGGGCAAAGAAGGCACGGTGATCAAGCACCCGGAAGCGATCTGGCGTGACTACACCAGCAAGGAGCAGATCAAGCTCAAGCTGGAAGCCGAAGTCGAGCTGATGGTTGTGGGCTTTGAAGAAGGCAAAGAAGGCGCCAAGACGGCCAAGACGTTCGGCTCGCTGCAACTGGCAAGCTCTGACGGCATACTGCAAGTCAACTGCTCCGGCTTCACTGACGCACTGCGCCAGGAAATTCACGACGACCGTGAAGGCTGGATGTTCTCCATCGTGACTGTGCGCTCGAACGGGATCATGCGCAGCCTGGGCACCAAAGAAGACCCGCACAGCCTGTTCCTGCCGCGCTTCGTTGAGCGCCGCTATGACAAGGATGTTGCCGACAGCTTCGTTCGCATCGAAGAGCAATTCGAAGCGGCCATCGATCTGGTAGTGGCGCAAGCATCTGCGTAACTGGCAATCACAGCAGCACGCACACGGGGCTATAGATGCCCCGTTTGCATTCGCTCATAATCAACGCTCATTCAGCAGCTATTCAAACGCTAATCAAACATCAATCAGGTGGAGTCCAGAATGGATCGTACCAAACGCATCGCGATAGTCCGGGAGTCGATTGTAAAAATCGCCCAGATTCTGTCGGACAACAAGGTTCTCGTGACGCAAGCGGGCGTGAAAGCCTTCGTGAAATACGACGAGCGCACCCACAAAGCCACTCGCGTCAACTTGCCGATGATCCCGGACGACGCCAGCGAAGAGCTGATCGATTCGATTCAAGGCTTCCTTGATAGCGAAATCTCCAAAGTCCTGTATGCAGACGGCAAGTCCAACCTGCGTGCGAACCACGAAAACATGAGCGGCCTGTACAACCCGCTCGAATCCTTCTTCTGCGAAAAGAAGATGGTCGAGAACTTCGCAGGCTCGCGTCACAACCTCGCGAACATGCACCAAACGTTCGTGGACAAGTTCATCGAACCCAAGCTTAAAGAAGCGCTTGCAAATGGCGCCGACGAGCAAGAGCTGTTCCAGACCCTGGCGATTCCAGCACTGCGCGCCTGGGGCGGTCAGAAGTTCTTCCAGGACTACATGTCCGATAAGTGGTCGCTGATTGCGGGCATTCAGAAGCAGCTCGACCCAATCGCAAGCAAGATGGCCGGCATGACCAAGCCGGAAGACTGCTACGAAATGGCGAAAGAAATTCGCAACGTCGTGATGGGTGAGCCGCCAGAGGGTGACGGTGATAACCCCTTCGGTGATCCTGATCCGTCCAAAGGTGGCGGTGGTGGAGGCGGTGGCGGTAAGGGTTCGGGTAAAGGCAAAGGTGGCGCTGGTGCCAAGTCTGGCAAAGGCGATGCTGGTTCGCTCGACGATGACGACGAGAAAGAAGACCCGAGTGCCGGTGGTCCGCCAGAAGATGGTGAAGAGGAAGAAGAGGGCGAGGAAGACGGCGAAGACGGCGAAGACGAAGTAGAAGAGGAAGAAGAGGGCGAGGAAGAAGACGAATCGCCGAAGCCTGAGCCAGAAGATGAAGGCGCAGGTGGTTCGAGCGCTGACTCTCGCACCAAGCAGGGCGAAACCCCGCCAGCAACCGAAGACACAGCGTCCGGCCAGCAAGACTACGGCGGCGCCAGCTACATGAAAGACTTCGACTGGGACAAGATTCAGGACATTGGCGACGAGTTCGGCCAGTACGTCACTGACCTCTGCTCCAGCGAAATGGAAGCAGAGGACTACACCATCTTCACTCGCGAATGGGATCAGCTCGATCCGCCTCAGATTCCGAAGGGTTTCAAGGTCGAGTGGGTCGATCGCATGGAAGAGCAGATTCAAGGCATGGTCGGCCCGGTGTCACGCAACCTGGAGCGTGCGTTCGCTGCGCGTAACAAGAGCTTGACGCAACAGGGGCTCAAGAAAGGCAAGCTGTCTTCGAACAACCTGTATCGTCTGGTCGCAGGTGATGACCACATCTACAAAGGCAAGATCGAACACAAGACCCGAGACATCGCAGTGTCGCTGGTGATCGACTGCTCCGGCTCGATGGGTGGCAGCAAGATCAACACCGCAATGTGCAGCGCCTGGGTAATGGCTGATGTGTTGCAGCGCCTGGGTGTTGATTGCGAAATCATGGGCTTCACCACCGGCGACCTGAGTTCTGCCCACAGTCGTGAGCTGTACGACGAACTGCGGGACGAGTACAGCAAGGGTCGTAGCTGGGACCGGACAGAGCCGATCCGCATGCCTTTGTTCAAGAGCTTCCGGGAGAAGTTCAGCAACACCATCAAGGCTCGCATGGCCAGCTATGCACACGTCCAGGGTGGTATGTCGGGCAACATCGACGGCGAGTCCGTGCAGTATGCCTACGAGTCCCTGAATCGACACGCTCGCAAGGGCAAGCCGAAGGGTCGGATGATGATCGTGTTCAGCGATGGTCAGCCAGCAGCAGGTGTTGACGGTCGCAAGCTGAACGCTCACCTGAAAAGCACTGTGAAGCGGATCGAAGCTGACGGCGTGAACATCGTGGGCGTCGGCATCATGTCGAACGCAGTGCAGCACTTCTACCGCAAGAACGTGAAACTGGACAACGTGGAAGAGTTGCCGGGCATCGTTCTCAAAGAGCTTCGGGACGCGCTGCTTGCCAGCTAAACCCCGTATCTTCCCCATTCGTGCGCTCATATAATGAGCGCACACAATGAAACACAAGCTTCAAACTTAAATTCAAACAGCGAGGATGTACCAGTGAGCGAAGTAGTCAGCGACAAAATGATCAAGTGCGAAATCTGCGGCGAAGAAACCCATGCGATCGCCAAGCACTTGAAGGATGCACACGGCGAAGACAGCAAGACCCCAAAAACCCTCGCTGAATATCGTGCCGAATATCCGGGTTCGCCTCTGCTGTCCGATAAAGCCAAAGCTCACGTCGCCAAGCAGCAGAAAGCTCGCGAAGACGCCGAAGCAGAAGCAGCAGCCGCCAATCCAGGTGAAGGCGAGAAGCCGGCCGCGAAACCAGGCGCCAGCCCTGACGTGACCAGCGTGTTCTTCCACGAAGCGTTCCGCTTCCCGAAAAGCACCAAGTCTGCATACACCAAAGCGGGCAAGGGTATCCCATGCACTGCTGACGCCCGAACTGGCGACGGCTACGAACACATGGTCCCGGCCTGGAACGACAACTACATCCTGAACCCGGAACTGACGAAGACCGTGATGATGGGTCTTGAGCTGCGCACTCCGATCTTCTTGTACGGCCACTCCGGTGTTGGTAAGTCGTCGATCTTCAAGCAGATGTCCGCCGCTCTGAATCGTCGTCTGTTCCGCTTCCAGCACACAGTCGATACCGAAGAGTCGCACATCGTTGGTCAGTGGGTCGTGAAGCCTCACATCAACCCTGACGGCAACGCTGTATCTGTGACCGAGTTCGAGCTGGGTCCATTGCCTCTCGCGATGATCAACGGTTGGCTGTACCTCGCTGACGAAATCGACCGCTCTTCGCCGACCGTGCTGTCTGCGTATCAAGCGATTCTCGAAGGCGAACCGCTGATCATCAAGAACGCCCCAGCCCACATGCGTATCGTGAAGCCGCACCCACTGTTCGCATTCGCTGCGACGGGTAACACGAACGGTACCGGTGACCAGTCTGGTCTGTATCAAGCAACGATCACCCAAGATGCCGCGACCATCGAGCGTTTCGGTGTTGTAGCTCAAGTGGACTACCCACCTGAGAAGCAAGAAATCGCCATGATCGCTGCTGCAACCGGCTTGAACGAAGCTGACGCGGGCAAAATCCGCCGCTTCGCTGACGAGATTCGCAACAAGGCGTTCCCGAACACTGTGTCGCTGACCATCGGGCCTCGTGTTGCCATCAACATCGCGAAAATCGGCATGATGAAAGCTGACTTCGTGGAAGGCGCAATGTACGCTTACGCGAATCGTCTGCCAGAAGCAGAGCGTGAAGCTGCCATCGGTGTTGCGAAGCGTATTCTCGCGTAACACGGCAGTACCCTAGAAAAGCAGGTCTTCGTGACCTGCTTTTTTGTCTTCAACGACAGGAGCTGGTGGATGCAATACGACAAGCCCGGTTGCTTCGGGCACGCCACGACCTACAGCGAAAAGTCCAAGACGTGCCTTGAGTGTGACGACCGAACAGAGTGCGCCCTGATTGCCAGGCAGCGCATCACCGAACTCAGCGCCATCATCAGCGTGGATGCAATCCTAAAAATGTCCCACAAATCGACTTTCGATCCCACGAAACCGCAACTGCGGTTCGACTCAGATTTACCCGCAACAGCCCAGAAGCTTATTGCTATGATTCCTCACAATGCACAGCGCACAGCAGCGGGGCTGATCAGAACCAAGATCAACTTCCGCAAGGCTCTCCTGGGCAACGTGAACCCGATCAAAGATCAGAAGCCGCTCGCGGTATCTGTTCTGTTCGACCTGCTGCTACAGGGGCCGGTGGACCGCTTCACGTACATGCTGACCTTGAAAGAGAAGCTGGGTCACTCACCAGCTACAGCAGCTTCACAAGCTTCAATTGGATTCGCGGTCGTGACCGGGCTCGGTATTGCCAAGATCGACGGCGAGAAACTAATCATCAGAGGTTGACCTATGCACGTTCTCGTAGGAGCCAAGACCCACTTTAGTCTGGGCGAGTCCATTCTCCACCCGGAGAAGCTCGTCAAGGCTGCATCAGGGGCCGGGTTCGAAGGGGTGGTCGTAACGGACGTTGCCTCGATAGACGCAATGCCGATCATGATGGCCAAGAAGGGCGATCTGAAAATTGGGCTCGGTACCCAAGTCGCTGTGGTCGAGGACTTGTCCTGGGCGCCAGCAAAACGGGGCCAGCCAAAGGTCAAGCCCAATCCGATGTTCATGCCGACGCTGTTCGTCCGCAATGACGAAGGCTTCGGTGACTTGACAGAGCTGCTGACCCTGGCCCAAGACGAGGCCCACTACTGCGTCAAGCCAGCGCGTTCGCAGCTCACGCTGGATGAACTGCTGTCGTTCGTAGAGCGGGGCAACCTCACGATGACGCTGGGCAGCGCTTACAGCGCGCTACAGCTCAAGAACAGCGCAGACGTGCTGTCACGTATCGCGAGCGCAACAGACGTCACACAAGCGCTTATAGAGCTTTGCCCAGTCAACAGCGCTTTCTATGATCAGCACAACGCGCGCGCACTCAAAGCAGCGCACGAGTATGGCTTCGACGTCATGCTGACCCGGCCCACGCTGAATCAGAAAGACGAGGTGGGGTTCCGCAATACGATGGACTGCATCTTGAGCCATGCGAAGGTCACAGAAATGTGGCGTCGTGAACCACCGGCCGACTTGCATGTGATGGGCACAGCCGAGTTCGAAGACGAATGGCGGTCAGCATCAGCACGCGCAGCACGTCTCAACGGCATGAACCCGCACCGGGCACTGGATTATTTCCAGAAGGCTTCGCTGCACAGCGACCAATACTTCGACAACCACCCGTATGAGTGGAAGAAGATGTCGCCAAGTCTGCCAGCGATGTCGAAGAACCCGATTGCCGACGTGATCGCCATCTGCAAGCAGGGCTGGAAGAATCGCCTGAGTCGCGAAGTGTTCGGCTACAAGCCAGACGCATCGAAGCTGCCCGAGTACCAGGCTCGCCTCAAGTATGAGCTGTCGATCCTCCAGAAGATGGAGTTCGAAGACTACTTCCTGCTGGTTCACTACATCACCAACTGGTCGAAAGAAAACGGCATCATGGTTGGACCGGGCCGGGGTTCTGTCGGGGGTTCACTCGTTGCATACCTGATGAACATCACCGACGTGGACCCAATTCGCTTCGGCTTGATCTTCGAACGTTTCATCAACCCGGAACGTATCGACTTGCCCGACATCGACCTCGACTTCATGCAGAGTCGGCGTCAGGACATCGTTGACCACCTGGTGAGCAAGTTCGGTGAGGACCATGTGGTTCAGATCGCCAACTACAACACCATCGCGGGCAGCGGAGCCATCCAGGCAGCAGCGAAAGCATTCAACCTGTTCCCTGATCAGTACGATTGCAGCAAGCTGGTGCCGAAAGAGTCGGGTGTGCCGGTGAAGCTTGAGACGGCCGTGACCTACGTGCCCGAGCTGGAGAATATGGCTCTGAACCACCCGGAGGTCTGGGCGCACGCAGTGGGTCTACAGGGCACGTTCAAGAACTTCGCGAAGCACGCCGCAGGTGTCGTCGTTGCAGGCTGTAAAGTGCAGGACAGGGGCGTTATCAACCGGCGCAGCGGTGTAGGCATCGTCAACTGGGACAAGCGCGTCGTCGAAGACTTCGGCTTGATCAAACTCGACGTGCTGGGTCTCGCCAACTTGGACATCGTTCGTCTGAGCCGGGACTACATTCGCGAAGCACACGGGATCGAGGTCGATTACACCTCGCTCAAACTCGACGACAGGAAGGTGCTGGACAACTTCGCAGCGGGCAAGACCTATGGTGTCTTCCAGTTCGAAGGCGGCGGCATGAAGAAGCTGCTCAAGGACTTGGGCATCGACGGGAACCTGAGCTTCGAAGACTGCGTTGCGGCGACAGCACTGTTCCGACCCGGTCCGATTCAAGCTGGTCTGATGGACATGTACGTCGCGATCAAGAAGGGCTTCCAAGAGCCGGAGTATCTGCACCCGAACATGAAGGCTGCACTTGAGCCAACGATGTCTGTGATGGTGTACCAGGAACAGGTCATGCAGATCAGTCGTGACCTCGCCGGGTACACGTTCCCAGAGGCTGACGGGCTTCGAAAAATCATGGGTAAGAAAGACCCCGTGAAAATGGCCGAACAGCGCGACAAGTTCGTTGACGGCTGCATTGCCACGTCGGGTATCGATCACACCACAGCCACGTTCATCTTCAACCAGATCGACAAGTTCGCCGGCTATGGCTTCAACAAGTCCCACTCCGTTGCGTACACCCTGATCAGCTACATGACCATGTGGACGAAGACCTACTACCCAGAGGCTTTCTTTGCCGCTTGTCTGTCGATTCTCGACGAGCAGAAGCTGGCCGGGCTGGCAAAGGATGCGCTGACGCACGACATCTACATTGTGCCGCCTGACATCAACCACAGCTCTGATCGGTATGAGGTGGGGTTCGATGCAGCGCGGGGTCAGAAGATCCTCTACGCGCCGTTCCAGTCGATCAAGGGTCTGTCTGAGAAAGGGGCCAATGCGATCATCGAAGCCCGCAAGAAGCTGGGTCGCCCGTTCAAGAACAAGGCTGAAATGATCCTGAACGTTGACCGCAGGGCGTGCAACAAGCGTCAGCAGGAGAACCTGGAGCTGGTCGGGGCGTTCGCTTCGATTGAGCCAGGCAGTCTCGACGCAAGACACCCGGATCGATTGCGTGACCAGAAGGTTCTGCTACCGGGTATCGTGGTGGGCAACGTCAAGGCAACGCGGGGTATCGAAGTCGATGGCGTCGTGACAGCCGAGCTGATCAAGATCGTTGACGAGGCTGCATCTTGCACGGCTTGCCCGTTCGCAGGGCGACCACACCCTCAACCTGGGCTGGGCAAGAAGCCGAAGATGATGATCGTCTGTGACTCGCCAAGCTGGAAGGAGGAAGAGAAGGGTCAGATGGGCGTGGGCGACACAGGGAAGTTTATCAAAGAAGCCATCGCAGCAGCAGGCTTGAAGATGTCTGAGGTGTACATCACCAGCTTCATCAAGGCTCGCAAGACCAAAGAGGAAGAGCTGGAGAACTCGACCATCAACGGGTGCAGCAAATTCCTGGAGCGAGAGATTGCCCTGATGAAGCCGCCGGTGATCGTCGCTCTCGGCAGCAAGGTCGCACGACACCTGATCCCTGACGTCAAGGGCGGGTGGGAAGAGAACTGCGGGAAGTCGCATTTCAGCCCGACCACAGACTGCACGGTCGTGATGGGATTCAACCCGGCGATGATCTGCTTCGATGCCACGAAACAGGCCACGCTGAACGCGGTATTTGCACAGGTAGCTGAGATTTTCGCTTGATTGCCCAGCGTCAAAATCAGTTAATGACACACGTTTTTCATTCACACACAGCGAGACGTCAAAACATGACCACAGAAGTAGATAACGTCGATGATCTTGAGGCATTGCTTGCCGGCCTTGAAGACGATGACGGGCTGAGCGACCTCGAAGGTCTTGAAGACGAACCGGCACCGGCTCCAGTAGCTGAGAAGCCAGCTCGCAAGCCTCGTGCCCCATCGAAGCCCAAAGCTGCGCCTGCTCCAGAAGCAGACGATGATCTGAGCGACCTCGAAGGTCTCGACGACGAGCCAGCGAAACCGGTGCCTGTCACTGACGAAGACGTTGAAGACGCCGACCTGGTTGGCATCGAAGACGACCTGACCGAAGTAGCAGCGCCAGCAGTCAAGCCGACTCGCAACGTGGGTCCGATCACCGAAGCAGTTGTCGATGCCCAGGAAGACCCGCTCGAACTGGCTGACAAGATCATCGCTCTGACCCAGGAGCTGACGGTCGCCGCAGTCAAGCACAGCGATCTGACCGAAGAGCAAGTCTCCGACCGTCTGAACGCAGTCATTTCCACGATCGGCGCCGGTGACAAGTTCGTTGACATCGCCAAGCAGATGCGTGACGCGGTGATCAAGCCCGACGACGAACCGTTCGAAGTTGACGAGCTGACTGAAACCGTATCGGTCAAGGGTGCAGAAGTTGTCGAGCCTGAACCAGAAGTGCCGGCCCCGGTCGCTCTCGAAGGCGATGACGACGCTGAAATGGAAGCCCTGCTCGCTGCATCGGTTGACGAAAGCGCAGACCTGGCGACCGCTACAGCAGCTCCTGCGGGCACTGCCAAGTCGATCACGCCGAAGACTATCCGCCCGACGTTCAACCCAAGCGGCGACTTGAAGACGTTCATCGACCCGGATCGCCTCCAGGACGACCTGAACTTCTCGACCAACAACATCAGCTTGGCCATGACCCGGCAAGCTGCGCTGTTCGCTCACTACTCGAACCTGTCCGCACAGGCCGCGTATCAGCATGACCGAGCGAAGCAGCAAGTGGAGCTTCTGGAAGCCAATCTGGACCAGAAATTCCGTGATTCGCTGACGATGGCCGGGACGAAGTTCACCGAGACTTCCCTCAAGTCGTTGATTACAAAGGACAGCAGCTATCAAGCCGCAGTCACCCGCGCTCACGAAGCCCGGGCGATTGCGAAGATGGTCGATACTGCTGCCGATAGCTTCCGTCACCGCAAAGACATGCTGATCCAAGTCGGCGCCGATCTGCGGGAAGAGAAGAAGGGGAACCTGGTGATGAAAGAGCATCCAGGCCAAGCAGCCACTCGTGCAATGAAGGGTGAATAAATGATCGTAACTCCTACGGAGTTGCAACTGATCGGCGGTGGGGCTGTATTGCTCACCGCTCTCGGGAGCTACTGGTTCTTCAAACGTCGCAGTGATCGTGCTGCGGCCAACATCAACAAGACCGAACAGCACAGCGACCAGTTCGACAAGATCATGCAGACGCTGGAAGAAGACAACGGCAACAAGCGTCAAGGCGGTGATCGTCGCAAGAACCCTGAGCAGCGCCGGGTTCAGCAGCGCCCAATGCCAGGCAGCAGTCATGAGCCAGCGCGTTCGCGAGACGCAGCAATTCGTGAAGCCATGACTCGTGACGCTGCCAAGCCGCGGGTTTCGCCAGAACAGTCGTCTGCAAATCGGTTGCGTGATCAGCAGGAAGAAGAGCTGCGCCGTCAGAACGACGAAGACGCGAATCTGCTGACCACCCTGGCCGTGATTCAAGCGACTGGCAGCGACCCGGCTCCAGCTTCCAGCGACCCCGGTAGCTGCTCTTCGAGCGACTGATACCACTAGCAGAGCTACAAGCAACACAGTAGAATCATCACATCAGACAGGGCGTCGAAGCTGACGCCCGACTTGGTACTTTTCGACACTTCGACACTTCGACATATCGACATTATTGGAGCAACACAAATGGCCGTATCCATTCAAGACCTGATCGCTAGCAAAACCAAAGAAATGAGCGCAAAGAAAATGCGTTCCGCTACTTTGAAGCCAGCAGCAGGCAAGCATTCTTACCGTGTTCTCCCTTCGTGGCGTGGCGGTGAAGAAATGCAGTTCTGGCATGACTTCTCCATGCACTTCATCAAGACAGCCGAAAGCGGTACCAAGCCAGCAGCCGTCTACATCTGCGCCGAGAAAACCTACGGCAAAGAATGCGAAGTGTGCGCGAACATCAAGAAAGCGATGGCCGTTTCGGTCGACGACGACATGACCAAGCGCTTGAAAGAAGCTCTGTCTGCCCAGCGTTACCTGCTGAACGTGCTGCACCTGACCGGCCCAGAGCCAGAAAAAGTGCAAGTGCTTGAAGTTGGCCAGGGTGTGTTCGAATCGATCTGCGGTTTGATCGGCGAATACGGCGACATCACCGACCCGAGCGATGCTGGTACCAACATCATCATCAATCGTGAAGGCACCGGTCTCGACACGAAGTACACCGTGTTGCCGGCCGCGAAGAAAACCAGCGTACCCAAGAAGTGCCTGGGTGACGCGCTGATCAACCTGGACGAGTTCGTTGCACAAGAGAACCCGGCTGGCGAGACCAAAGCGCTGACCGCTGTTGCAAGCATCATCGGCATCACCCTCGACCCTTCTGCAAAGGCGATCGGCGGCAAGAAGGGTTCGCACCCTGCTCTCGCTGACCTGACTGACGCGGAAGACGCAGACTTCGAGCCTGTCGGTTCGAAACCTGCTGTCGATGATGGTCTCGACGACCTGGATGATCTGGACTCCCTGCTCGAAGCTGAGTAAGCAGTCAATCCTGGTCTAGCAAAGGGCGCTTCGGCGTCCTTTGTTCCCTTCGAGGCACAGTCTCATGAAAAAGCATTACGATAAAATCCTGTTCGATATGAACAGCTTGGGCTATGCAGCGCACAGCGCACGCGAACTCAAGATGGCTGACGGTAGCCAGATTCAAGCAGTCTTCTTTTCCCTCAAGATGGTCAAGCGCGCAATCGACGAGTATGCCGGCCCAGAAACCAAGTGCATCGGTTTGTGGGACAGCAAGGCTCAGTGGCGCTATGACATTCATCCTGAATACAAAGGCAAGCGCGACGATGACCCGGTGAAGAAAGCTTCACGCGGTGAGTACAAGCGTCAGGTGCCGATCATTCGCAAGATGTTCGCGCTCGTTGGTCTGGAGCAGCGCTTCGCACAAGGCGAAGAAGCAGATGACCTGGGTGCAGCACTCGTTCACAACCGTGTACCGGGCGAGAAGATTCTCGTTGTCACCGGCGACCATGACTGGTTGCAGCTCGTCAGCGATGACGTTGACTGGTACGACCCTCGTGAGCTGGGCAAGCACGTCAACGCCGGCAACTTCGCAGAAGTGACCAAGTGCGCCAACGTCGTGGTGTTCGCACAGACGAAAGCGATCCTGGGTGACAGCAGCGACAACGTGAAAGGCGTGGCCGGTATCGGTGAGAAGTCTTGCCCGCTGATGTTCGAACAGTGGGGCAGCGTGGCCAACTTCTTCAAGTGGACCGCGACCAAGACTGAAATCGTCAAGGGCGACGTAGACAGTCGGCTGAACCGCTACATGAAAGCCCTGAACCAGTTTGCATACGGTCCAGGCAAAGCACAGTTCATCCGCAACATGAACCTGATGAACCTGCTGAGCAAGCGGCATCGCGGTACCGAAATCCTGGATAAGCAGGTGATCCTTCCAGCGAAGCAAGACATGGAAGCATTCAATCTGATGTGCCACGAATTCGCATTCATGACCATCATCAAAACTCTGCCAGCTTGGCAGAAGACTTTCGCACAAGGGGTTTGAACATGGCTAAGGCAGCTAAAGCATCACCATCGTCTACGCTGGCAGCTTCGCTCGCAGCGTTGATCGGCGCGAACGCAGAGCAGATCGGCATCAAGAACTGGATGTCTACTGGCATCCCTGAGCTTGACGCTGCGCTGTCCGGTGTCTTCGAGAACGGCGGTATCCCTGGTGGTCGAATGGTTGAAATCTTCGGACCACCTTCGTCGGGCAAAACCTTCCTGGCAACGATGATCATGAAAGCTGCCCAGGAAATGGGCGGCATCGCCGGCTTCTCTGACCACGAACGCTCGTTCGAACCGAAGCTCGCAGAGAGCCTGGGCATGGACGTGAGCAACACCAGCGGCCGCTTCGTGTACAAGCGCCCTGAGACGTTCGAAGAAAGCATCCGTATCGCCATGAACTTCTGTGAAGGCGTGCGCAAAGCGAAGCTGATCCCGGATGACGCCCCGCTGGTTTGGGTGTTCGACTCCGTAGCGTCGATGGTCCCGCATGACAAGCTGTACGACGACAAAGGCAAGCGTCGGACTGACCGCTTCAACATGAAGGACAAGTTGGCGCTGGCCACTGCAACGTCGCAGAACTATCCGCAGCTCGCACAGTTCGCGGAAGACTACAACATGACCGTGATCCTGCTGAACCAGATTCGCATCAAGCCGGGTGTGATGTATGGCGACCCAACCACCACCCCAGGTGGCGCAGCAGCCGAATACTACGCTTCGATCCGTATCAGCCTGGGTCGCAAGATGATCACCAACGGCGAGAAAGACGCAGACAAGAAGGAAACTCTGGGTCAGGAAATCACCGCCAACGTGGTCAAGAACAAAGTCACCCGTCCATTCCAGCGTGCGAAATGGCGTGTGATGTACAACATGAGCGGCTTCGGTGCTAACGTAGACGTGATCGGCTCGACTCTCGACTTCCTGGTCCGCAAAGACCTGATCCCGAAAGACGGCAACTATCTCGTGTGGGAAGGCAAGAAGCTGTATCAGGCGGCCGTTGAGAAACGACTGCAAGCAGACCCGGATGCAATGACCAAGCTGCGCGCATTGCTGCCGGACAAAGTAGAAGACCTGACGTCAACCGACGCTGAGTCTGAAAGCCTGCCAACAGAAGGCGGGGAAACCGAAGTAGGAGCGGTAGAAGAATGAACAAGCCTAAGTGGGTGAGCAAGCTTGAGCAGATGGAAGTACCGGGTTGGGCGGGCACAGTGCTGGGCTGGCTGGTAGCCGGCTTGCTGATCTTGCTGGGCGCACTCGCTATCGTCGGGGGTGTGATCTTCACCCTGACTGTCGCAGTGTTTCTGCCGTCGCTTGTCGTCGCGCTCGTGACCTGGTTCTGCTGGACGTACCTGGAAATCGGGGTCACGTACTTCGACCATCTTCCGAAGGTCTGGCAGTCGATTCCGTTCTTGCATTTTTGGGCAGTGTGGGCAGCAGTATTGTGGGTGATCAGGCTGATTGCGAAAGCGACACGACCTTCCACGAAAGAGCATGGCTTCAAAGACGAGCTGCGTGAAGGCTGCGGTCTTTCAGATAACATGCAGTGCCGCCTTCACATGAAGCACAGGAAGTAACTCAAGCGGTAGACAAAGGGCGGGCTGATACCCCGCCCTTTTCTATGGGAGAAGATAAATGATTGACACCAACCTGCGCACGCTTCGGTTCACTAACGAAGGCTACCGCATGAAGACTGGACTTTGCGCACACTGCGGCCACAACGAGCTGTGCAGCGTTCAGAGCGACGTTCGCCAGCAGTGCTATGCGTTTCAGCCCTCACTGATGTTCCAGTCTCTGGCGGGCACTGAGCTGTCGTTCAACACGTTCCGTCTGGGAGGTGCATGGGCAAAGCGCGTGCTACCCGGTCGCATCGTTGGTCTGGTCGACAAGCACGGCAAGAAGCTCGACGAGGCAGTGATCGAGGGTATCAGGGTCGGCCCGCGTGACCTGATGATCGAGGAACACGCACGCATGAACCACCTGATGATCGCAAGCGGCAGCACCCAGCCGATCCGTGACTTGAGACGCAAGCTGACCAACCTGTACGGCCCGAATTACCTGGCCCGGGCGACTCTCATGAGCGTCATATACCTCCGTCGAATTTAAGCATAATGCCACTGGGGACAATAAGACTTCCCAGTGCGCAGTCGATATAATCAGCACTCTCAAACGAGCGAGTTCAAACATGAAACCGTATGGCATTATCAGCGACACGCACGCACACACCTGGGGCACTTTCAGCAAGCCCCTTGCGACCGGCATCAACAGCCGGCTGCAACACATTCTCGACGGCATCCTGGGCGCGGGTAAGTGGGTAGCAGATGAAGGCGGTCAGCGCCTGTACATCACGGGCGACCTGTTTCATAAGCGGGGCGAAATCTCCCCGATGGTTCTGAACCCGTTGATCGACGTGTTCAAAGAGTTGCACGGCATGGGCATTGAAACCCGCGTGCTGACCGGCAACCACGACCTTGAGTCGCGCAACAGCGAAGCCCTCAGCAACTCGTGTGAGAGCCTGCGCACTGTCGAAGGCATCAAGATCATCAGCAAGCCCACCTTGTTCTCTGACGACAACGTGGCGATGGTTCCCTGGTACGACTCTATCGATGATGTCCGCAAGCACATCAAGCTGCTGGTCAGCGAAATCGAATCGATCGATGACGTGGCTGAATGGACCCTGATGCTGCACGCACCGGTCAACGGCGTGCTGATCGGCATCCCTGATCATGGCTTCTACGCCAAAGAGCTTGAAGTCCTGGGCTTCCACCGCGTGTTCAGTGGTCACTATCACAACCACAAAGAGTTCGCCGGTGAAGTGTTCAGCGTTGGTGCGTTGACGCATCAAACCTGGAACGACGTGAACACGAAAGCCGGCATGCTGCTGGTCAACGAGTTCGTGACGCATCGCGAAACTGACGCGCCCAAGTTCAAAGACTTCGACCTCAAGTGGGACGATGACACTGCGGCGGAAGAGTGCGAAGGCAACTACATGCGCTTGAAGCTGGGCGAAGCGACCGAAGACGAAATCACCATGCTGCGTGACCACATCATTGGTCTGGGCGGCGCCGGTGTTCTCGTGCAAGCGATCCCGATCCCCAAAGGCACCGTGAAGTCGCGCACGTCTGCAACTGTAAAGGCCCCGACTGTTCGGGAATCAATCAACGAATGGATCAGCGCACACAGCCCCTCGAAAGGTCGTACTGAAATCGAGAAGCTGTGTATGGCGATCATGGACGAATCGGAAGCGGTGGACGCATGAAAATTCTGAGCGCAACAGTCAACAACTTCGGCGCCATTGGCGAAGCAACCATCGAGCTGGACGACAAGGGTCTGATCCTGGTTCAAGGCGTCAACGAAGACGACACCAGTCAGATCAGCAACGGCTCGGGCAAGTCAACGCTGCCGGATGCTCTGTGCTGGTGCTTCTACGGTGAGACAGCGAAGGGCGAGTCGGGCGATGCCATCGTCAACCGCAAAGCCAAGAAAGATTGCTCTGTCGAAGCCGTCCTGGTTGACGAAGACGACGAGCAGGTCTACCGCATCACCCGGCACCGCAAGCACAAGGTCTACAAGAACATGCTGCGCCTGGAAATGGAGCAGGGCAGTTCTTGGAAAGACCTGACCAAAGGCACAGACAAGCTGACGCAAGAGCTGGTCAATCGTGTGATCGGTTGCGGTCTTGAAGTGTTCGCCAGCGCAATCTACGCCGGGCAAGAAGCGATGCCCGACCTGCCAGCCATGACTGACAAGCAGTTGAAGGTGCTGATCGAAGAGAGCGCCGGTATCAGTCAGCTCCAGACCGCCAACGACATCGCCCGTCGCATCGTCGGTGAGCGCAAAGTCGTGACGCAGGCAGTGCAGTCGAAGATCGACGGCAAGAAAAGCGTCGTCGAGAACCTTGACCAGCAGGTTGAACAAGCGAAGGAAGACTGGAAGACCTTCGAGACGAACGCCAAGCAGCGCATCGTCGATCAGAAAAAGGTTGTCGAAGAAGCCGAAGCAGCGTTCGACCCGGCCCTGGGTGACAAGATCGTCAAGAAGGTGCAGAGCCTGAAAGACGAAGAGGTCAAAGTTCGAGCCAAGATTGCGTCTGTAGATGCAGAGCGCATCGAAGAGCGCCGGCTGGCTGACATCAGCAGCGACCTGGGTATGCAGGCGAGTCATGCGAAGGGTCAGTTCGACGCCGCACTCAAGAAAGCCCAGGACGCGAAGCATCGTCTCGACCACATCGGTGACACGGTTGGTACCGACTGCGCGAGCTGCGGTCACACAATCGAAGCCGACGACATCGCCGGTAACGAAGCAGTGGCCAAGAAAGCTGCGCTCGACGCTGCGCAGAAAGCAAAGCTTGCGAAAGCAGATGCAGAGTCGAAGCGGGAAGCTGCTGAGAGCGCGCTACAGACGCTTGCCGACTACAGAGCATCAATGACTGACGTGAGCGCTCAAAGCGAGACCTTGAGCGTCATAGCAGACAAGAAGCGCATCCTGGATCAGCACCTGGACAAGTGGAACACTGCGAAGAACGAAGTCACGAAGGCAGAGGCTCGTTTGAAAGAGCTGACCGACTACGTGAACCCGTACAAGCAGATCGAAACCGACCTGGTGAATCGTCTGGCCGGTGTGCATGCTGAAATCGTCGCGATGGAAGGCGAGCGCGAAGCAGCGTTCGACGCCCTCGAAGTGGCAGAAGCTGCGCTCAAGGTGTTCGGGCCAGCCGGTGTACGCGCTCACATTCTCGACACAGTGACCCCGCACCTGAATGCACGCACGTCGCACTACCTGTCCACGCTGACCGATGGCAACATCACAGCAGTGTGGTCGACCGTCAGTGCGACCGCGAAGGGTGAGCTGCGCGAGAAGTTCGTGATCGATGTCCAGAGCGCCACTGGTGGTGAGTCATTCAAGTCGCTGTCGGGCGGCGAGAAGCGTAAAGTGCGACTGGCTTGCGCAATGGCTCTGCAAGACCTGGTTGCAGCGCGAGCCAGCAAACCGATCAAGCTGTTCATCGCGGACGAAATCGACCACGCACTCGACCCAGCCGGGTTGGAGCGTCTGATGACGCTGCTGGAAGACAAGTCGCGAGACAAAGGGACCGTGCTGGTTATCTCTCACAGCGACCTCAAGGATTCCATCAGACAGGCGATCACGTTCACTAAAAAGGACGGTCGCTCTTCACTCGACGCAACAGGGATGCTCTGAATGTATCTTCCAATGGGACACAGCAACGGCAAGGATATGACCGGGCAGAAATTCGGCAAGCTAACTGTTCTCGGCTTGGTGAAGAGAAGCAAGCAGGGTCTCCATTGGGAGTGTCGGTGCGAATGCGGCGAAGTGAAAGTGGTCAAGGCTACCGATCTTCGTAGCGGGAACACCTCGTCATGCGGTCACAAGCACGGCATGACCGGAAGTCCTGAGTATCTCACCTGGAAAGGGATGATCGCCCGCTGCACCAATCCCAAGAGTGTTGGCTATGAGAACTACATGGCGAGAGGCATAACATTCGACCCGGATTGGGCAGTCTTTGAGAATTTTTATCGCGATATGGGTGATCGACCAGAAGGCATGACTTTGGATCGGGAGAACAATGATCTGGGCTACAACAAAGCCAACTGTCGCTGGGCTACGCCCCAACAACAGGCGATTAATCGACGCCCAAGAAGGAGCAAGAAATGCCCCTAGTTAAAAATCTGAATGTCGGCAGCGATTTGTGTGGCGACACTTTCAGAAGGAAAGAATTTATAGTTCAGAAAGATTTTGTTCGCCGCTACGAACTGGATCGAGAGGTTTCGATCCGGGTAGCGACGATGAAGGCTTCGATTCTGATAGCCACCCTGAGAGAAATCTCGGAGCCGGACGTGCAGATCACCGAAGAAGCACAGCAAGCCTACGCAGATGCAGAGGACTGGCTGTGCCGGCGGATGAACGTGATCTTCCATCAGATTCGCGGCATGGGTTATCAGCCGCAGCTCTTCAAGAAAACGATTGCCTGCTACATGGAAGGCAATCGTGATCCGATGATGGGCAAGGGCAAGGACTTCGTGTTCGTGCCCATGTGTGCAACCTACATTGGCGACGAGCGTGTGTATCTGTTTCGCACAATGCCCGAAGGACCAGCGAAAGCAGGCGCAATGTGGGGAATGAACAACAGCGGTGCCATCGGCTACACACGCGAGTATCTGAATCGTGTGTCGCCGGAACTGGCCAACTACATCGCCAAGCTTGAGAACAAGGCGATGCAGGATGAATCAGTGCGTGAAAGCTTCACCCGGCTCGGGGCGATTCTTCGTCCCAAGCAGTTCAAAGAAGAGCAGATCGCCGAGCGTGCAAAGGCGTATGCAGACAAGGGCGACGAGTTCGGTGGATGGGCGTGAGCATGAACTACAGCAACTTCAAGGAGTACCTGAACCAACTCGGCACAGACGTGCGCGGGTTTGGGAACATGCTCAACAATCCCGAGCAAGAGGTTGACCCTGACACCGGCGAGCAAAGCTGGAAGCTGCTGAACCCGATGATCAATGACCTGGTGGATGGCAGATCACCAGGCGTGATCGAGGACTTCTACGTCTGGCTGCACACCGCTGCGCGTGAGCTGAGCAACGACGCGAAGTACGCCATCGAAACCATCGACGAGACAAGCCCGGAAGCAACTGATGTCCGGGCGATCGCTGAGCTTGCAGAGCAGGTGAAGACGCTCAACGAACTCGTGACCAACTACGGACAGCGCCTGGCGAAAGCGAAGCCCTGGACGAAGATGCTGGGTTCGACGATGGAGGTATATCGCTTCTGGAACGACAGAAGCGGTGCCAATCACGGTACGCCAGAGAAGCGTGGCATGGAGCCGCGCAAACTGCCGACCGCCAGCGTCAAGATCGTGGTCATCGAAGACGACAACGGCAACAGCCGGGCCGCTATCTCCTGTTCCGACAATCACTATCGTCGGGACGAGAGCATTCCGGGTGCGCCTGACATCGGTCAAGCGTTCGTCTTCGACGTGTCCAAGATGATCGCTGGCTATCTCGGTAGCACGAGCGGCGGTCGAGTTCGAGCCAGGACAATGGGTGTCGCAACCATGTCCCGCGAAGACTACGTACTGGAGACGATGCAGCTTTCCAAGTTGCTGGTGCATGGCATCGCTGACATGGCAGAGACGATGCACAAACACGGGTATCTGGTCGACACCGATAACCTTTACATGCTGCGCGATGTCGCGCCCTATAAACCAGGCAAAGGCGTTCTCCCCGAAGAGAACCCGGATGCCATCATTGAAATCGGATCGTGGTCATGAACAAGAAGCCAGAACGCTGGACGACAATCGTCGGCTATCCCAAATACGAGGTGTCGGATCATGGCCGGGTTCGGTCTTTGGTTCACTTCGACCTCCACGGAGTCCCAAGACTGCTTTCCTTGGTGCCGTGCAGCAAGAAAAAGGGTGTCGCCAAGTATCTGATGGTGGGCCTCGTGCGCAACGGCATGAAAGAGAGCCGGATGATTCACCGTCTGGTCCTGGAACACTTCGTCGGGCCACCGCCGACCCCGAAACACCAGGGCGCGCACAACGACGGCAACGGCTTCAACAACTACTGGGAGAACCTGCGCTGGGCAACCCAGACCGAGAACGAGAAGGACAAGATCGCACACGGGACAGTGGCGACCGGCGTGACTCACGGGAAATCTGTTTTGACCGAAGAGCAGGTCAGGGAGATACTGAGCGTCACAAAGTGGGAACGTGGGATGGTCAACGACTTCGCTGCCAAGTTCGGGGTGAAGCCAGGGGCCATATCTAAAATCAAGACGGGTATCCGTTGGAAGAGCCTAAAACTATGAGCTGGGCAACGATCCCCAGGTTTCCTGATTATCTGATCAGCGACAATGGCGAAATCATGTCCTATAAGTCGCGCAACGGGAGAGGCCCGGCGTCTCTCGTTGGCAGATTGAAGAAGCCTACGAAGGTCAAAGGCAAGAAGTATTTTCAGGTTGCTCTAATTGATGTCACTGGCACCAAGATTTTTCGCAAGGTTCATTTGCTCGTGCTGGAAGCATTCGTTGGACCGTGCCCGCCTGGGATGGAAGGCTGTCATGATGACGGTGATGCAGCGAACAACAAGCTTTCCAACTTGCGCTGGGATACGCACAAGAACAACATTGAAGATCAAGTGAAGCACGGTACACGTCGTCGCGGCACTGACATTGGAATATCGGTGCTGACAGAAGATCAAGTTCGAGAAATCAAAGCTGCGCTTCCAGGCTGGAAGCATGGCACTGGCAGATTCTTTGCCAGAAAATTCGGCGTTGGAGACAACGCTATTCACTCGGTGAAGACCGGCAAAACGTGGAGTCATGTATGAGCGTTATTCAAATTTTGGGTCTGGACCCTTCGTTGAGAAATTTTGGCCTTGCCAAAGGCGAGCTGAACCTGGAAACCCTGGAGTGGACCATCGGCAGTGTCGAGCTGGTCAAGACAGAGAAGGGCAAGTCCAAGACCGTGCGCAAGAACAGCGACGACTTCGATCGCTGCCGGATTCTGTACGAAGGCATGAAAGAGGCCGAGAAGGGCGCACAGATGGCGTTCGTTGAAATGCCGGTCGGTAGTCAGAGTGCAGCCGCAATGCTCTCATACGGCGCCTGCATCGCTCTGATCGCAGCTCTGGACATCCCGGTCATTCAAGTGACCCCAAGTCAGGTCAAGCAGCATGCAACCGGCGACAAGCATGCGACGAAAGAAGAAATGATCGTGTGGGCTACCAAGAAATTCCCCGACGCGAACTGGCTGCGCCAAGGTCAACGCTTCATCGCTGCGAACGAACACCTCGCAGACGCATGCGGTGCAGTGAACGCCGGTCTCCAGACTGACGACTTCAAGGCACTGCAAGTCATGATGAAGCGCATGACTGCCTCGCTAAAAGCGAATTGACCGATTACAATCCCGCACCCTGAGAAATACAATGGGTTGTGTTCACAGCCCATTTTCAATACTACATCTACGAAGGACATTACCCCATGCAGGTCGTCAAATCTGATGGCACCCGGCAAGACCTCGACATTTCCAAAATTCAGAAGCACGGAGCCTGGGCTTGCGAAGGGCTGAACGTCAGCCAGTCCGAGTTCGAATGCAACATGCACCTCCAGTTCTTCGATGGCATGTCCACGAGCAACATCGCAGACGCACAGATTCAGACCGCAGCAAGCATGATCAGCCTCAAGAACCCGGACTACGACAAGGTTGCCGCCAAGTTCGTGATCCAGAAAATCTACAAGCAAGCAACCGGCGGGGGCATCGATTACCCTCACCTCTCTGTCACGCTGGGCAAAGGCGTTGGCTTCGGTCAGATCGACCCACGTCTGACTGACGGCCGCTTCAACCTCGACGTGCTGTCCGCAGCAATCGAGCCACAGCGCGACTTCATGTTCGGCTACCTGGGCATTCAAACCCTCGCTGACCGCTATCTTCTGACTGAACCGCTGACCACCGGCGGCACGAAGAAAATCTACGAAATGCCGCAGCATCTGCTGATGCGCGTGGCAATGGGCTTGTCGATCAACGAAGACCGCCCGACCGAACGTGCCATCGAGTTCTACGATGTCATGAGTGAGCAAGAATACTTCCCATCTACGCCGACCCTGTTCAACTCGGGCACAACACGGCCGCAGATGTCGTCCTGCTACCTGGGCTTCGTACCCGATGACCTGAAAGACATCTTCGACTACGGCATCACCAAGAACGCGCTGCTGAGCAAGTTCGCAGGTGGTATCGGTACCGACTGGACTTCTGTGCGCGCCAACGGCAGCGTGATCAAGTCTACCAACGGTGTCAGCAAGGGCGTCGTCCCGTTTCTCAAGATTTTCAACGACACCGCAGTGGCTGTGAACCAGGGCGGCAAGCGCAAGGGCAGCTTCGCACCGTACCTCGAAATCTGGCACGCGGACTTCTTCGACTTCGCAGACTTGCGCTTGCAGACCGGCGACGACTACATGCGTACCCCGGACATTCACCCGGCGTCGTGGATTCCTGACCTGTTCATGGAGCGCAAGCAAGCCGGCCTGGATTGGAGCTTCTTCTGCCCGAGCGATGTTCCTGACCTGCATGACCTGCACGGCAAGGCTTTCGAGAAGGCATACGTCAAAGCCGAGAAGGCTGGCCTGGCTCGCAAGACTGTTCCGGCAATGGACGTCTGGAAGTACCTGCTCGACAAGCTCGTTCGCACCGGCTACCCCTGGATCAACTTCAAGGACGAGTGCAACCGCCGCAACCCGCAGTCTCACGTCGGCGTGATCCACAACAGCAACCTCTGCACTGAAATCACCCTGAACAACAGCCGCGATGAAATCGCAGTCTGCAACCTGGGCTCGATCATTCTGCCGAACATCAAAGGCAGCCAGCACATGAAGCGCGTGGTCAGCACCGCTATTCGCATGCTGGACAACGTGATCGATCTGAACCTGTACCCGGTCCCGGAAGCAGAGCGCAGCAACATGCGTCACCGCCCAATCGGTCTGGGTGTGATGGGCTACCAGGAAATGATGGTTCAGAAAGACATCGCCTGGGACAGCCAAGATCACTTGCAGTTTGCGGACGAGCTGTTCGAAGAAATCTCCTACTACGCCATTCAGGCGTCGATGGAGCTGGCCAAAGTACGCGGTGCCTACGAAAGCTTCCCAGGTTCCAAGTGGAGCATGGGTCAGTTGCCGATTCACCACGCTCGTGATCAGAAGTGCAACGTGTTCGCCCGCATGGAGTGGGACATCCTGGGTGAAGAAGTCGCCAAGAATGGTATCCGCAACAGCAACCTGATGGCGATCGCACCGACTGCCACCATCGCGAACATCATCGGCACGACTGAGTGCATTCAGCCGATCAACGAACGCGCCGTGATCAAAGAGAATCTGTCCGGCAACTTCACCTGGATCAACTCGCTTGAGAAGTACGGCAAGCCTGATCTGGTCAAGACGGTGTGGGAAATCGATCAGGTCTACAGCATCAAGGCCGCAGCGCGTCGTCAGAAGTGGATTTGCCAGTCGCAGTCGCTGAACATCTATCGCAAGAAGGAACACACCGGTCGCATCCTCGATCAGTGGTACACCCTTGCATGGGAGCTGGGCGTCAAGACCACCTACTACCTCCGCAACCACAAGGAAGACGAAGCAGCCAAGTACCCGAAGCCAGACATGAACGTGCCGATCAAACTGCCGGTTGAACCGACCGTCTTCGATCAGCAGATCGCCGGCAACCAGGACGAAGCGTTTGTCTGCGAGGCTTGCCAGTAAATCCTCACGCTGACCCATGATGTCCCACACTTCGAGCGCTATTATTAGCGCTCGAATTCTTTCAAACACACGCAGCGAGACAAACGATGTCCGAAGATAAGAAAGACGGCTTGCACTTCCGACTTGAAGCGCATCAGGTGGACGAGAAGCTGGAAAGCGAAGAGTCCTGCTTTATGAAGCTCGATCGCCTGGGCGACCTTCTGAACAGTCCCGGCTCCATTCAGTACGAAATCTTGCAGAGCGCGAAGTACGGCCCGGTCGTCAAAGAAGCCACCAACAAGATGCTTCACGCAGCAGTTGATGGCGTCAACTTCGACACCGATCCTGACCCGGCTTGCATCGAAGCAATGCACGAGCAAGTGGGCAAGGTCACAGCAGCCTACCTGGGCTTTGTCACCGAAGAAATCGGCCTGGCTTGCGTAGCAATGCAGGTGCTGGGCATGAAGAATTTGATCCAGTCCGTCGAAAGCTTCGACAAAGCCACCGGCGTGACGCCCGAGATTGCAGAGCGCCTGAAAGCAGCGCTTGCGAAGAACGGCAAGAACGACCAAATGCTGGCAGCGAAACCGCACCCAGCGTTCGGCAAGATCATGGCGGGCTGTCACCTGGCCGGCGGGTCGCAAGAAGCGTTTGCACACCGTCAAGCGTCAGTTCTGCACCGCATGCCCGATGTTGTGCGCAACAACCCCAACACGAGCGTCCCTACGCAGATTTGCGGGGCGATCATGGAAATGATTAGCGAGCGTGCGATCACTTCCCAAATGATGCTGGGCATCACCATAGGGGTTCTCCAGTCGGTGCTTGCAGCGAAGCGTTTCACAGCACTGCCGTTGATTGCGGACTGGCAGGCGCCGGTACCGCATATCGCGAAGAACATCCTGCTGATGGCTGAGCGTGTGATTCTCGACAAGGTGGACATGAAGAAAATGTCCAAGCACGTCGCAGATGATGCCATCGAGAAGATGATGAGCGCTGCAAGCCAGCAGCCGGGCAACGAGACCAAACACTGATGAACAGCAAGCAGCGGAAACAAGCCGACAAGCTTCGTGCCGCTGCTTTGGACGGTCTTGAGTCCAAGCAGCAGGCAGTAGCTCTGGAAATTGAACGCCTTCAAGAGCTTCGCAAGGAGCAGGAGTGGTACGAGAAGGGCAGAACCGCAGCGGCTGACGTCGAGCGCAACGAGCGGGCACTCATGCGCCTGGAGCAGCACAAGACGCTGGCTCAGGAAGCAGAAGAGATTCATGGTCAAGCAACGACCGTTGCCGGTCTCTTCGCAGAGGTTGAAGTTCGGGAAGCTGAGCTTGAGCGTCGTCAGGAAATGCACAAAGAAAACGTGGCGTCAGCAGCAGGTCAACTGGCCCAGCAACAGAAAGACCTTGATGCCCGCACAGTGCTGATCGAAATGGCCAACAAGCCGGTCAAGGAAACCATCAACGAGATTCTGATGCTGCTCGAACTGGAAGAGACGCCGGAAGAAATCGCGAAGATGGTTCGCAAGAAGCACAATATCCTGGAGCCGAAATGGTAAAGCCTCCTTTTGACCCGAGCGACCTCAAAACTCTGGCGCGTGCGCTGGAAGAAATCGAAGAGGTCACTAAAAAGGCCGCAGAAGCAGTGCGGTCTGCCTCTGATTACTGCGAAGAGGGTGAGGGTCACTACGACACCGGCGAAGAGTTCCGCAAAGAAGCCAAAGAGCTGCTGGACGAAGTAGAGCGCCGGGAGGCAGCGCTGGAAGAGAACCGTCGCTCTGTCGAACGTGACATCATCCGGGCAGAGGGTATGCTCGCCAAGATTGACCTCGCAAACAAGCCGGTGATCACCTTGCTCAACGATGTGCTGATGGCACTGGAGCTGGATGAATCGCCGGCAACAATCGCTGCGGAAATCCGCAGACAACACGCCTATCTCGACGCGAAATGGTGATCTATGAAAATTGAAGAACCCCGCAAGCTTCTCACGCTGCAAAGCACCGGCGACGATGGTCGTCTTGAGGTTCGCTACGACACAATGGGCGAGCCGTTCCGTGAGGGCATCAGCCTGTCGCTTGAGCGCCCGAGCTACGATCAGTCGGCCAGCGTATTCATCGAAGGCTGGGAAGTTCGTGCGCTGCGTGACCTGCTGAACAACATCGTGCCGGCCGGTCTGATCATGTCGAAAGACGCTTCCATCCTGACCACCATCGCAGATAAACTGGCCGCCGGTGTCGTGATCGAAGAAGCTGATCGATCCTTCGCCGCGCAGAAAGTCCGCGACACCATCCCAATTCTAGATATGGCTGATGCCTACGCAGGCTCCCAGGAAGAGGTAGCCATCTGGAAAAAGCGTGCGCTCGAAGCAGAAGAAGTAATCCGTGAGCTGCCGACCGTTGAAATGGTTGTGCTGCAAGCGCAGAAGTACCGCCGGGCAACTCCTGAGAACCTGCCCAGCGAAGAAGCCGACCTCAAACACATGCTCGATGGTCTACCAACCGACATCGTGCCCGTAGTCAAGGAACAGTAATGTCCAGCGCCATTATCACTCTCGATCAACTGCCACCCGCAGAACGTCTTCGCTTCATCAGCCTGGCAGAACGTCGCATCATCGACGGCCCGCAGGACAAGCTGATGCAGATCAGCCCGGCCAAGTACCGCGAGCCGCTCGATATTCTCGACAAGGCTCTGCGTGACGACTGGAAACACTGGCACGTCAATCTGACCCAGGACCTGGCCGACTACCGCGAGCTGATCAAGCAAGACCCCAAAGCTGCGACCGCCATTCAATGGGACTTGGGCTTCTTGTCCAACCTCGACGGCATCCAGCTCTGCACCCTGGCCAACAGCATCGGCCGCTACATCACCGCTCCTGAGTACCGGATGGCGATCGTTCGTCAGACCTACGAGGAAGAGGTTCACGTTCTGACCTACGACCGCATGATCACGTCGCTGGAAATGGACCCAATCGAAACCTATAACCTGTTCATGACTGACGAGCTGTTGCGCGCCAAGAACGAGCATATTATTCGAATGGCTGAAATCCTCGGCGACGATTACTCGGGCGAGAACTTCGTCCGTGCAATTGCGGCGAACCAGGCTTTGGAAGGCATCTACTTCCAGTTCGGCTTCAAGCTGTTCTACGTGATCCACAAGCGCGGCAAGATGGGCGGCTGCGCCACCAACATCCGCTACATCCAGCGCGACGAAGCGTCACACCTGCGGTTGTTCAACAGCATGTGGCGTGGCGTGAAAGCTGAGCGCCCTGAACTGTTCACACCGACCGTGATCAACGACTGCCGTCAGGCTCTGATCGAAGCAGCCCGGATGGAAGTCGTTTGGGCCAAGCACATGATCCAGGGCGGCATGCTGGGTCTGACCAACGACATCGCAGAAGGCACGATTCTGTTCGGCGCCAACGAGGTTGCAGCGAGCGTCGGTCTTGAGCCGCTGTTCCCAGAAGTGACACGCGATCCAATGGCCTGGACGAAGGACTACCTGAAAGAGAACGGCATCGAAACGAACTTCTTCGAAGCTAAGGTGCTCGAATATGAAGATAAAGCGTTAGAGTGGTAGCAGAAAATGCCAGCTAAAAGAAAGCTGGTGCAAGGAGTGGGCGTCAATGACGCCCCTTTCTCTGTACCCACCAACGACCCGATCTACCGTTCTTGGCTGAGAATGCTTTATCGTTGCTATGGCCCTCCTACAGTCCAAAGCGCCTCATACGTCGGCTGCACAGTTGAGCCGGCATGGCACAGCTTCATGAATTTCAGAGAGTGGGTGCTGACCCAAGACTGGGAAGGCAACCAGCTCGACAAAGACCTTCTGGTTCCGGGCAACAAGGTGTACGGGCCGCTGCGTTGCTGTTTCGTCCCTCGCTACATCAACATGATCGGCCCACGTCTGCACACCCCATGTGTCAAACGCGAACCAAGAGGCAAACCCTGGGGCGCACGCATCAATGCCAATGGGAAGTTCGTCTGGCTCGGCTCGTTCAACACAGAGCAAGAAGCAATCGACGCATGGAAGAAAGCGCGGTCAGAAGACGTGCTGAGACTGCTGTCCCGGTACCAGCTTGAGTCGAAGAAGCCTGACTCAAGAGTGGTGATCGCGTTACGTGCGGTGGCAGCAGGTCTAGTCTGAATGGTAAAGTTAATGTGCCATCACGGCACAATAACTGGAGAGTGTAATGGTCATCGCAAGAATTAACGTCATTGTCCTGCTCATTGCAATGGCGTTCTTTATCGAGCAGGGCATGTACTGGGGCTTCAATCTGATGCCGGGTAGTGATCGTGAGCTATTAGCTGACGGTTTCAACCTGATTCTGTTGGCATTGGCGTACCAAACACCCCGGAAAGTGATCTGAACGTAAAATCGCCGCCGAAAATTTAGCGCGGAAATTTTCGTCCCTTACACAGCCGACCAGATAGTCCCTGTCAGAGCGCGATATAGTGAATCATCTAAATCGCGTTCTTTCAGGGACTTCTTTATGCGTACCTCAAAAGCAGTACAAATTTCAGGCTTGATTATGGTCCTCGCAGCCAGCGCCCTCATGTTTGCAGTTGAGGCGCATGCCGGTGATCGCGGGTACTCCGTTGAGAAGAACGCCAGCGACGAGCGCGACACCTTCTACAACGACAGCAGCGTGGACGCTGACGGGCCAGAACAAGACCCGCGTTATGACGAAGACGACCCCCGTTATGACGCCATCGACAACGACACAAGCGAAGAAGGCGAAGACGAGTGAACAAGCACGACAAGACCTACCTGGACACCTGCAAGAGTCTGCTGGAGAACGGCTTCCCAAGCGATGATCGCACCGGTACCGGCACCATCAAGGACTTCGGTCTGCACATGCGTTTCCCCATGAAACACGGCTTCCCTCTGCTGACCACCAAGAAAGTGCCAATCCGGCTGATCGAGCTTGAGCTGCGCATGTTCCTGCTGGGCATCACCGACAACAACTTCCTGAAAGACCAAGACGTTCACATCTGGGATGCTTTCGCGAACGACGATGGCTACCTGGGTGAGATTTACGGCGCAATGTGGCGTCGTTGGCCGGGCAAGGGCACAGCTCACTTCTCGGCAGCAGAAGGTAGCTGGGTCAGCTATGAGCGAATCGACCAGATTGCCGAACTGATGAAAATGCTGCGCGAGAACCCGAACAGCCGTCGCAAGCTGGTATCGGGCTGGAACCCGGCTCTGCTGCCAGTTGAGGGCGTATCGCACGCAGATAACGTCAACGCCGGTCTGCAAGCGCTGCCGCCATGTCACACCATGTGGCAGGTTCACTGTCGCAACCTGACGATCCCCGAGCGCGAAGCGATCCACAAAGAGAAGAACGGTGGTCGACTGATCGGCAGCAAGACCGAAGAATTCCGGCATCAAGTGCTGGATCGTCTCGATGTTCCCCGCATTGGTGTCAGCTTGCAGCTTTATCAGCGCAGCGCCGACATGTTCCTGGGTGTGCCGTTCAACATCGCTTCCTACAGCCTGTTGCTGCACTACATCGCAGCCAGCCTGGGTATGCAGCCAATCGACTTCATCTGGAACGGCGGTGACTGTCACATCTACAACAACCACGTCGAGCAGATGCAGACGCAGATTGCCAGGCTGAAAGAGTGCCCGGCCAGCCCACAACTGTGGATTGGCAACCCGAAAGACGATCTGTGGGATTACACTGCGGACGACATCGAGCTGCGCAACTACTTCCCAATGGCAGCGATTAAAGGAGCTGTAGCGGTATGACTACCAAGAAGTTGATGGAGCCGGGCGACTTGAAAGAGCCCGGTCACTACTGGTGGTTGCCTGAGTACCTGGCAGACCACCCCGAGCTGGAAGAAAACTGGCAGATGATCTTCTGGGAGCGCAACACCGGCGGCCCTCGTGATCGTAAAGGTTTCTTCCAGGGTCCGATTCTCCCGCCCACCAAATCAAAGGTGCCTGCAAAATGACATTGGTCAGACAGCTCTCTATTGCGCTGACTGCTGACGGTGAGGTTGGCGATGGTGCCAACCTGCTGTTCACCAGCAATCGCGATTTCAGGAATTTCTCGCTCTACACCGCCAACACGGCGATGATCATGGGCTTCAATACTGCGGAACAGTTGATCAAGTCCGGTGTTGAGCCAACTCACCTGCGCCCCTGGGTTGTGGTGAGCGGCGAGCGGTTCATCAAGCATCGTTCCCCGAACGTGTTCTACGTGGACAACCTGCCGATGGCCTACGAGGTTGCCGGAGACGTTTGCCACAACCATCATCAACTGATGGGCTGGACTGTCATTGGCGGGATTCAGATTTTCGAAGCAGTGATCGAGGCGCTGGCGAAAAATCTGCACCTGACCAGCTATTACATGTGCCGAATCGAAGCGGCGGCTGAGACATCGACGGGCGCTGGGCCTTTCTTGTCGCTGACAAAGAACGCAGCAGAGCTGGAAACGTTGCTCAAACGCAACATGATCGACGCACAGACGCGTGCCGTTGTAGCTGATGTCGTATTGCTCGACAGCGAGAACGAAGCACAGCGCGCAGCGTGCGCGTTCAAGGTCGTCACCGACAAGGGTGTATTCGACGACACCGGCATTGACGCACGCGGGCCGTTGCTGATCATCGATACCGCGCACAACGGCGTCACGCACATCCCATTCAACGAAATCGCCGGCTTCAACGAAGAGCATGGGAAGGATGTCATCACCATCTTTACTCGAAGCTCGGGCGCGCACATGATTCGTCTCGAATCGGGCAAACCCGGCCTGGCTTTCCTCAAGCAGCAACTCACCATCATCCTCAACGAGAGATAACCAATGACCATTCGTCACCCGCAGTACATTCTGGCAGTCAACACGAAGGCGATCATCGAAGGGCTCAATCTGAAAGAAGGCTTGAACGCCTGCTCCCTCGACATCTTCGTGGCCGCTGCACAGAACCACCTGGTGATTCGTCAGCGCGAGCAACTGGAAAAAGACGAGACTGCGCTGCAAATTCTCCCGTACTTGCCAATTATCAAGTCGTCTCCGCGGCAGCCGACCCGCTTCAAAGCGTATCGTCGTGGGAAAGGCGTCGGTGAAAGTCGTCTGAGCGGTAACGTCAGCGCTGCATTCGGCGGTCACGTTGATCTGCCGGACGTAGCGCACGTCGATGGCGTGATTGATCTGAAACAGACAGTCATGCAAGCCGCAGTGCGTGAAGTTGCCGAAGAGCTGCTGTTCGATGGCGTGGCCGGCGCCGAAGATGATCTGCAAATCGTGGACATCGGTCTGATCCTGGACACGAGCGATGCAGTTGGCCGGGTTCACCTGGGCGTGGTGCTGGGCGTCATGCTCCCAGAAAACCGCAACTGCACGACCGTCGAAGAAGAGCTTGAGGACATGCCGTTCCTCACTGCTGACGAGCTGCTGTCCTCGGGTCTGCCAATCGAGAGCTGGACTCGCATCCTGCTGAACTTCTTCAAGAAAATGGAAGGCGAAGAATGAAGCTGATCGGTCTAACTGGCGCACACGGCACCGGCAAGACCACCCTGGCAGCGAAAGCTGCTGGGGAGTTCGGCTGGGAGTTCGCGAAAACTGACGTCTCCGGCGTCTATCTCAAGCAGGGTCTGGATCCACGCGAAAGCATGAGCCTGATCACTCGCCTGTCGGTGCAGCAGGAGATTCTTGATCTGCACCGCGAGCAGTGGAATCAACTGCGCAGGGTTTGCCCGACAGACCACGTTGTCGTGACAGACCGCACGCCGTACTGCTTCATCGCCTTCATGCTGGCCGAAATCAGTGGCTACGGGAAGCTGAACCCGGTGCAGGACGCAGCAGTCGTCAACTACGTGAACGAGTGCCATCAGGTAGCGGAAGAGCTGTTCGATATGGTCTGCTACATCCCGCGCTCGATCCCGTTCGTCCCGGCTACTCACAAGGTGCAAGCTGTGGCGAGTGAGGCGTACCGTGAACACTGGGATATGCTGATCCAGGGCATTCTCTTTGGTCGCGCACCCAATCACTGGGAAATCAGCGCGGTGAACATCGAAGATCGACTGAAAGAGCTGAGTGCCGTCGCTTCTGCCGTGTAAGCCCGCAACACAAATGACAGACTGTCTCTCACAAGAGCAGTCTGTTTTTATTGACGAGAGGAAAGTGGGAATGAATCGCAAGCGTCGTATAGCAGCCAGTGTTTTGGCAATCATGGTTGGCTACGGTCTCTACCTCTGGGTCAATGGTGAAGAGAAGCCCAAGCAGGACATGAATGACCGGATCATCGCTCAAACTGTCAAGTGCGTATCGGCCGGCCTGGAGCCAGAAATTGAGCGCACCAATGCCGTCTTCGGCGTCTCTGATCAGTTCATCGTCGTCTGCAAGCCACCTGGCGGCAAAGAATCGAATCTGGATCGCATGATGCGTCAGATGGGTCTGCCGGAGCGCGGGTCTGTGAAGAAGCAGGAGCCAACCGTCAACACTGAAAGCTTTGAATACAAACAGAAAAGGACCGAATGATGAAAAAGTTTCTTGCAACTGCGGGCGTCGTTGTCGTGTTTCTCCTGATTGCAGCCGCTGTCACCGCCGGTGTTCGCTATTTCAGCAGCGTGACGACTCGCCTGGACGTGCTGACGCCGAAGCCGGGTGTCGAGTGTGTTCTCGCTTCCACTGCCGATGGCGCCGCCCTGGCCTGCAACTGGAGTACGCCGAAGTGAGCCGCCTGACTCGTGAAATGTGGCTGCTGGCCGCGAAGCGTGGTGACACCAACGACTCTTTCGCAGACTGGCAAGAGAAGATGTCCGAAGGTCACGACGCCCGGAACATCCGCTTCAAGTGCAGCAGGCGTGAGCTGGCAGCAATTCTGACCGGGCTGAACTTCGTCCACGCACGGTTGCAGTGCGACCCGGAGTTTGCAGCCACGACCGAAGAGCTGCGCGACATCATGACCGATGGCGGCACCATCAGTCTGATCACCGCTGAACAGGTCAATCAACTGGCTGACGATCTGAACAGCGGCGCTGTAGACCCAGTTCTGGCCTATCTGTTCACGGAAGCTGACGGCAAGGTCGTTACAGTGGGCACCAAGCCTCCTACAGCGCGTTGCAGGCTGAAAGTCGTCAATCTGGTGGCTCAGTGAGCGGGCGGGAAGAACGCAGCGCACGCATGCACCAGCGACTTGAGCGGGAAGCGCAGCGACAGCGCACCGAGTACATCAAGTCGCTGGAGAGCGAGCTGCAAGCGCTCAAAGCCCTGGTCTGGGCCGCTGTCGAAGACCAGATGGATCACGTCAATGTTCACCCGTGCGACGAACACAGCGAAGACGTCAAAGCGCGGGGAATGCCACCCGTTTATCAGGAACTGTACAAGGCGGTCAAAATGCAGGCAGATAACAAACCGCTTTCGATTCACTTCAACGCTGACAGCGTGACAATCGAAGGCATCACCTATTCGAACGACATGTTCCGCCAGTTCGGCGGGCTCATGCCGCTCAATCAGACCTTCCGTCTGGTGCAGCGCAGCACCGGTATCAGCTCGGGGAGCATCACCGTCGAGTACGTGGATCAGGAGAAGAAATGAAGCGACTGCTGGTTGTACGCTTCCCAAATGGCACCTGGAGCTATGGCGGGAAAGAATCGGACCCGGATTATAAGCATTGCGAGAAATACTGGGTAGAAACCAACAAGTCCAGTCTTGAGCCAAAGCAGGCCATCAAGATTGCGCAGGGTCGCCGATCACGGGCGAAGAAGGCTGAACATGGCGATTGAAATCAAAATCGACGACGCGGTGATCCAGAAGCTGGCCGACGAAGCAGTTCAGCGGGCGGTGAAGTCCACCGTTGAAAGCTCGTCGGTCATCAAGCAGGCTGTCGAGAAAGCGATCGCCAGCGTGAAGATCGACACTAAGCAAATCGAAGACGCCGTAACCCAGTCGATCAAGGACGTCACCAGCAACCCGGCGTTCCTGAATGACCTGGTTCGAGCAGCGATCTTGAAGGGCGCTGACAAGCTGACCGGCTCGTTCGACGCCAGCCTGCGCGCAGCAGGCAAGAAACTCGCAATGGATCCAGACACGCTTGAAGAGGTGGCCGCTGGCGTCAAAGCGAAACTATCCGTCGAAGCACAAGAACGCCTGGCTGACTACGAAGCCAAAGGCATGGGAAAATTTGCATGAAAAAGTTCGTGGACAAAGTGTCGAGACTGGAAGGGAAAGCCAAGCGCAAGCTGCTGCAAAAGCAGGCGCGTGAGCATGATCGCCAGGCCCGCAAGTTTCGCCAAGACGCAATGAAGCTGGGCTGTGAGCTGGCAGTAGCAGGTGAGAATCTCTACAACAAGCACCATCCGGTCTACGAAGAGCTGATCATGCCTTTGCTGGATGAAGCAGCTCGACTGGCCAACAAGTACGGCTTCAACGTGCTGTATCAGACGCACACTCCGCTGCCGGGTCAGCCTATGTACAGCCACGCAATCGGTAGCATGGACAGTCGCACTGTCACGCCAACCATGAAGGCTTGCGTCGATCTGATCCAGGCTCGCCCGAAGCTGAGCAGCACTGCCGCTGAGCTGATCACTGACCGTGCAGAGCCAGCACCGAAGAGCGATACTGACGCAACGTAATAAAGCGAGAAGGTCATGACCGATCAACCAACAGTGGAAGAAGAGCTTCTCCGTAAAGCGGGCGAAGCTCTTTCGTGGCTTGCAAACGAGCGCGAGCGTGGGTCGATCACCAAAGAGGCGTACATCGCTGCTCTCCAGGCTTTCGATATGATCTGCCTGGGTTTGGTGCCGACTGAGTACAGCGACTGGGCCAAAGGTGAGCGCGACAAGGCAAGCATCGAAATCCCGGACAGCGTGTTGATGCGCAAGCTCAACCGTCTCGTTCGGGTGTCTCTGCGCCGCAAGATGGGTGAAATCAAGATCACGACGATTGACCCTGACGTTGGCGCGCATCATAAATTCCTGCAATTCGAAGACGAACTCGATCCCATCAAGGCTGCGTGCAAGCGCTACCCGAAGGTGATCGATAAGCTTTGGGATGCCGGGTTCAGGCAGGTGATGGAATGAAGCCGTTGATCATTGCAGTGGGTGACATCGAGACCACAGGTTTCAAGCAGGAAGATGGGCATCGAATCATCGAAATCGCACTGAGCTTTTTCCAGTACGACCAGACGATTCACACGCATCACAAGATCGGCAAGACCTGGGTCCAGCGAATCAATCCGCATCGCCCGATCGATCCCGGCGCCGAAGCAGTTCACAAGATCAGCCTGGCCATGCTGCGCGGTGCGCCCAAGTGGGAAGATGTCGCGCCCACAGTGAGCGAGCTGCTGAGCAAGACCGATCTGTTCGTGGCGCACAACGCCGACTTCGATGCTCCCTGGATCGCGCTTGAGCTGATCCGAGTCAAGCAGCCCATGCCGACGTTCAACGTGTTCTGCACCATGCAGAACGGTCGAGCAGCGACACCGATGGGTAAAGTGCCCAACCTGGGCGAGCTGGCCTACGCATGTGGGTTCGATTACGACCCGGATGCAGCGCACAGTGCCAAGTACGACACCGACTTGCTCGCCCAATGCTATTGGAAAGGCATTGAAATGAAGATGTTTCCCCGCCCAACCGATCTTTGAACGCCACACTATGCCTGTCACGACAGCGCATAGTGTCTCTACAGAACAGCGCAGCATCAGGAGAAAACGATGTTTATCTACCAAGCACCCGATGGTCGCGGACTCAACAAGTCGGCCTGGGAGAAACACAAAGACGATTCCGACTGGACCGTCAAAGAATTCCGCAACGACAAAATCTGGGTGCGCCTGCACTGGATCGGCCGCTACAAGAAAGACCTGCCATCTGAGTATCGTCACTCGCACGGCATCACTGTCTACAACCGCGTCAAGGTCAAGGGTAGCGAGTGGGCCGAAGAAGGAACCACAGTCGATAAGGGCTGGATCATCGATCCAACCGGTACCCAAACTGCGCGCACGAAGTCGGCGGCGATCACGTTGTACGAAGATATGCTGCTGAGCTATGCCGGCGCCAGTCTTGAAGAAGACGAAGATGGCGACCTTGTGCTTGTCGAGACAGGCAATCAGCTCAAGCCGGTGGTTCTAGGGTCGAAGCTGATCATGGATGAAGAACAGGTAGCAGCCGCTGCGGAGAAAGGCGTCGATCTTGGCGGGTGGTCTTGAGCAGGCACTTTGAATTGGAAGACGTCCCAAGTTACTTGAGACGTTTTCCTGTGCTGAAAGACAAGGCAGTCATTGCGCAGGGTGAGTATTCAGTGGTGTTCGAGGGCACGCGCCCCGATACAGTGTTGAAGCTCACCTGTGACCATATCAGCGCATCATTCGCAAGACAGCACGGAAGCCCAACGTTCTGTCCGGTGCTTGAGTATCACGGCCAGATGGACAGCTTTGATCACGGCCCGGTAATGCTTCTCGAACTGCCAAGACTGCGTGAGCTGTCCTGGGATGAAGATCGCAAGATGTTCATGGAGCGAGACATGGTGATGGCCGCAGCCAAGTTCCTGATCGCAGAGAGCGAGCAGTTCAATGGCATCGTGGACTGTCAGCAGTGTCACGCAAGCGCACTGGAAGACCTCGCTGACAGCGGCATCGTCAGCAACAGCGTCCGACAGGGGCTGAACACGCTGGCCAACTGGATGAGAAAGACAGCGCACGATGTCATGGTGGACATCTGCAACCCGAACAACTTTATGACAGATGGTCACCACCTGATCATCACTGATCCAATCAACCCGGTTCTCTGAAAAAGCCCGTCCTATTGCCACACATCGCCGTGTGAGCGTCTGTAATATCAACTCTATCGAAGCGCGACATTTACAGCGCTTCGATTTAACACTCAATCATAAACTTTGCAGGTGAATCACATGGCACGCGCCGCTCTCAAGAAAGTCGAAGATGCTCCAGAAGACACCGTGACCGGCGGCGTCGAAGAACTGGTTCTGAACCAACCTCAAAACCCAGAAGACCTGGACGCCATGTTCAGCGAGCTGGAAAACGAACTCGAAAGCGCCGGTGTGAACACGACCGCCGTCATCCCTTCGAACGACAACGAAGCCGACCACATCGCTGCCGGCCGTCACATCAGCACCGAAGAGCTGAAAGCCAAAGCTCTCGAAGAACTGGAAGAGCAGTCGAAGCCACTGTCTGACGAGTCCCGCAAGCCGGAACCTCAGAAGAAAAAGGCTCCTGCTACCAAACGCATCAGCACGCTGGGTCTGACCGTCAGCCAAGCGCTCGCCCAGGGTCTGGGTTCGAAGCTCGATGAACTGCTGACGCTCGACGTTGCCGACCTGTCGCTGAGCGATGAAGACGCCCACGCGAAGCGTCACGAGCTGATGGCCAAGCTCGACGACAAGCTGCCCAAGAAGATCGGCGAGAAAGTCGTCAATCTCTTCGCCAGCATCGCCAAAGGTGCGAACCTGTCCACCTACACCCGGATCGCAATCGATCTGCTGGTCAAGGACGGCGAAATGACCAGCAAGACGCTGAAAGACCAGTACATCGCCCGCCCGTACAGCGAAGGCACGGCCAGCAGCCAGGCGACACAGATGATGAACCTGCTGCCACTGCTGGGCATCGCCCGCAAAGAAGCCGGGAAGATCGTGCTGAACGACACCAGCTTGCTGCTGCCAATGCTGACTGCGCCAGCACCAGAAGCAGAGTAATCCACCAGCAACAGAAGAGCCTGCTTGATTGCGGGCTTTTCTTGGAGACGAAAATGTCCACAGAAGAATGCAATGCCGACGTTTACAAACATGGCGGAATCGTAGGCGTGTTCGACATGCCAAAGGAAGAAGCCGAAGCAGCCTGCAAGAAAGCAACTGAGGAATCCGGCTGCTTGCACGATTGGCACTACGTGGGCGGCCGGGTTGTCGTCAAAGCGCTGCCGAAAGGCTTCTACAACAAAAAGCCAGAGAGTCCCTGGGCATGAAAAATCCATTTGCGCCATATCCGTTCCCTAAGCTGACTTGCGAACTCGTCCCATCTTCTTTGTGGGGCGAGAATCTGCGCAGCTTACTAACCGCCGGCCAGTGGAAAGAGCTGCGCACGGCTTGCTACGTCCGCGCAGGTCATAAATGCGAAATCTGCGGTGGTGTTGGCAAGGCCCACCCCGTCGAAGCGCATGAAATCTGGCACTACAACGACCAGGAGCGCAGACAGACCTTGATGGGGCTGATCGCGCTGTGCCCGGCCTGCCACAAGTGCAAGCATATGGGGTTCGCCCAAGCTACCGGAATGCTTGAGGTGTCCATGAAACATATGAGCCACGTCAACAAGTGGCCGAAAGAATTGGTCGAGGCGTATGTCATGCGGGAGTTTGAAATACACCGGCTTCGTGACCAGCTAAAGTGGACTGTCGATACGAGCTGGCTCGCAGACGCAGACAGCTACATCAAAGAAGCTGAAAAAGTCTCGAAGGCAGCGCGTACAGAAGCGCTCACAGCGCTGATGAAGTCAAAGCGCAACACTGACGCGACGACATAGCGAACGCAGCTCACAACGCAGCACAGCGAGCGGGCGCCCACGTTCATCCAGCTCTCGCTCGCTACAATGCAAGTCAGCAAGCAGAGAGACTTCCCAATGAGCAGAGACTGGGATCCAAGAGAAGAAGATCGAGCCATCAAGCGAGCGCTTATGAGCAGCAAGCAGCGCGATGGGCTCGACAAGTTCCTGGCCGAGAAGAAAGCGAAAGTCGCCAGCGTGATGGATCGTTTCCAGACCCGGTGTCAGAAGTGCGACGTCACCAGCGGCAAGACGAAGATTTGGCACACAGACGACGGCTATCTGTGTGGTCGATGCCTCCCCGAAGGCGTGACACCAGCGCAACTGCTTCAAGAGAAAGAGGCTCAGAAAGAGCATCTGGAAGCCGAAGCAGAGAAACCAAAACCAGACAGCTACGGTGAATGGGCATGACCAGTCCCTACAAAAAGATTCTCGATCCAGACTTCGACTATGAAGAGGACGGCCGCTTCAAAGCGCAGCTCAAGTCTGCCATCGAAGAGCGCATCGAAGAAATGGCTCGCATCAAAGCGGGCGGTGTTCGACCTCCTTTGAGAGTCACGATCAAAGGCACTCCCTTCATCGACCCGGACACCATAGCAGCAGTTGAAATGCCGGAGGACTTTGGCAAATGGGCTTGAAAGGTAGTGAGCGGGACTGGCGTGCGCTGGTCCTGGAAATGATGGCTGACGGCATCAACGAGGAAAACTGCAAGAAGCTGATGAAGGACTTCGAAGATATGGAGCTGACGCCGCGCAAAGCGGTGCAGGTCTATCGCAAGGCTCTTGACACGCACGTCAAGAACCGGGCAAAGGAGGAAAAGAAGGCTGCTGTAGAGGCGGCTATCCCACGACCAGATGTATTCGGCAAATGGTCATAACCCAGAGGTAAACATGCACGCACTCAAATCGCTCTTCCATCTGCTGGTCTTTGTATCCGGCCTCAGTATCGTCGGTCGCCTGGCTGGTCTCACCTGGGACTGCTTCTTCTACGACGAGAACTGGACCACCACGCTGAACTTCGCAGCCTACACCGTGATGGCCGGTCTTGGCGCCGCAGTGCTGTGCGAGAACCTTCTGGTTCATATCAGCTCCAGTACCGCCGTGAAGAAGGCTCAGACCCGGGCCGAAATTCGCCAGGAAATCATGCAAGAGATTCATCGCGAAGCCACGAAGAAGGCTTTCGAGCAGGCGCTGGTCGATCGACAGGCTGATCACCGCCGGGCGCAGATGAAGGGCACGCTGCCGACCGTCGAAGAAATCATGCAAGCGGGCAAAGAAGACAAGCCCAAGTAAACCCAGCATCGCAGCAGTAAAATTGCTGCTGCAACACACTCAACTCTCAAACATCGAGAACTGACATGGCTCAAATCGTTTATGCGTTCACCAGCGACAACGGTGACGGCAGCTCCAGCGTTTGCTTCACTCGTGACGACACCCTGCTGGCCAAGCTGGAAGAAAGCGACCCGCAGTCCTACGGCGGCAACGAGGGCAGCGCTCTCTACCTGACCTTCCCCGACGACCTCGACCTGGAAGAAGCCGGTTTCAGTTTCATGACTGCCGACGACATCGACCCGGAAGACCTTGACGATGAAGGTGACGAATGAAAATCGTCGGCAAAGCAAAGGGCAAAGGTCCAAAAGCCTGGTGTTTGATGCGCAACATCGCCACCGGTCACTACTACGTCGGTTGGGATGGTGACTGGCCGCTCAACGGCCCGCATGAAAAGATCGCAGCGGCGGCACAAGAAGCACGCGACACCCTGGGTCCAGAACCCGAGCTGGGCGTCGATGTTCCCTGGCCGGGCTTTCACGCCACGCATCGTCCGTCGAGCCTGCCTCCGCTGACCCAGGAGCAGAAAGACACGTATGCGGCGTATGAAGCCTCGCAACAGCGCAAGTACGCCCACAACCAGTGGCTCAAGAAGAAGGAAATCGGGAACATCGAGCCGCTCGACTACGTGCCGATCTTCGAAGACACCCTGGAATTCCTGAACTACTCGCGTGGCCGCAGCTCCGTGACCCTGGTGTTCAAGGCCAGCAACGGCCAAGAAATCGAATTCGGTCCAAGCGGTATCGACGGGCTGATTCGTGGCGTAATCGAGGGTCAGTGCAAGACCGAGAAGACGGCCGGCGGTACGAAGGGTATCAAGGCGCGCTTCAAGTTCGTCAAGAAGGGCGCCAACACCTACGCCGAGCTGACTGAGGAATGACCATGTGGCAGAAGATCGAGGACATCCAGCCCGGCGCCCGTTATCACCCAGGTCTTCTGCTGTATGCTGAAAGTCTGATCGATGAAGACTTCAATCCAGAAGGCGTTGTCGAAGGACATTGGTGCGACGGTGATGGTGAAGAAGAAGGGTTCTGGCAAGCGGCCGTATGGTG